ATAACGTAGCCATAAACCGCAGCTACGCTGTCGGATTTAATGGCCTTGTTATGTTCGTTTATATATTAATTGGTGGGGTGCTTACAGGTGAAAGATTATTACTACTTACAGCAGTTGATTTTTCTTGGCTGCATAATTATTCTGGGGATACATGCTGTTTGGACGTATGTTGAACTCTATGACCTAATGTCAGTGTTAGAACAGCAAGGGTTAAGAACGAGATAGATACTGTTGTAATGTATTTCCTATGTTCTATTTTTCTGGATAGAAGGGATGAGACGTTTTGATGATCTTTGCACTGACATTTTGTACGAGGACAAATCACCTGCAGTGAGAGCTGCCAGTGAACAAGGTTTGACTGCATACTCTTTTAAGTGGAACGGAGCACACGCTCAAACTATACATTCTGTGCAAGCAATATAGCAGAGAATATACAGAATTGCATGACCCAGCGTAGGGGTCGATCGCTGGGGGTTCCTGGTGGTGTGCAATCGGAGCCTTGCCACCGTCTGCGCAGGCAAGCGAAATAAGTAGATGCTCAAATGGGCCGACAATGATTTGCCAAGCCTCTCTACTCGCGCCACACAGGGCGCGTAGGCGTTACAATACTGTTCCAAAGAACAACTACAGATAAAGCCTTACAAGGGGTAGGGCTAAGGGTAACAGGGTGGGTTTATGAAAGATGTGACAAGTACAGAGAAGCTTCTGAGAGAAGTCCTTCAGTTTGATACTTTTGTAGAGGACAGTATCTACCTAGCTTTAAACTTCAAAGGTGTTACTGGTGCTGAGATGCAAGAGCAAACAAAAAAACTCACAAAGAGGGTAGACACAGATAAGTATTGGAATGAGTTTTACCACAGACTCACTACGCTAGGAGAGCCTGCCCTGACTAACTTCGTGACTACACAAAAAGTGGTGGAGGAAAGTCTTATTAAAACAAGTGAGGCTCTTGTAGAGATTCTTTCTGAACTTCTCCTTTCAAAAGGAGGGGGCACTTAATATGAAATTAGGAAAGAAGCAAGAACTCTTTGCACAACAACTCCCTTGCTTACTTGACTACATACACTCACTAGGGTATGATGTAAGGCTAGGAGATTCCTTCAGGGACAGGCGAGTACACGGTGAGTTTGGGGAGAAGATGGGCTACGGTCATAAGAACTCTTGCCATAAACTTAAACTAGCCCAAGACATCAACCTAATGAAGAATGGTGTCTTGCTGAAGCAGACATCAGACCACGCCTTAATAGGTGCTTGGTGGGAAGAGCAGCATGAAGATAATAGGTGGGGAGGTCGCTTTAATGACGGGAACCACTACTCAATGACTCACTGGGGTGCTATGTGATGTCGACCTTCCTTACTGAACTAGAGAAAGAGATCCACTATATCTTTGACAACGAGGAGTCTTTTTTGGACACCTTTGGTGAAGATGCTTGGTGGGACTTGCAAGAAGTCAGTTTTACAAGCACCTGTATAAGGTTTGTATACGTCTTATATTGTGGTAAGCATGTAGAGGTGTCTGTGGAGATGAGTGACTATGCTGACTGGAGACGTTGGTGAGGGTTTTTAAAGAGAAGTCAGGCGTGATTAGTAAATACTCTTGCTGGGTGTGCTTTCAATCACACTATATGTACACAAGCAGTACTTTAGTTGGACTGGTATGGCATTGAAGAGTTTATTTAGAAGAAATATAACGTAGCCATAAACCGCAAGCGTCAGCGCAGTCGGTTTTAATAGTCTGTTATAAGCATTTACTTACGTAAGGTTAAAGATTATGGACAAAGAAGGTATTAAACTAATACAGCAATTAATGGCAGAAAGGCAATGTGTTAAGGACGCTTTAGGTATGTTGGATAAATTAAAATGCTTTGAGCAAGAATTCACTTTATTCTTAAATAAGACAGACAAGATAGAATCCTTACTCAAAGAGCTTACTTAAATTTTGTAGGGTGACTCGGGCCACAGTCAGCTGACTGTGCTGAGGTGTGCCGTACCACACACCTCTAGAGTTTAGGTTTAACTGTAGACGCCTTGGGTACGGTGTCGCATGGAGTTACTTATTATGTTTGAATTACGTTATAGGTTAGAGAGTACTGGGAAGACTATCTTACAATACAGGACGGTTATAAGCGTCCACGAGTTAAGAGCCGAAAACCCAATCTTAACTGAGTGGAGAGACGTTCCTCTGCACTCAGAGGCTGACGTAGGTGCATCTCTCCCACCAACATTAACTTGTTAGAGGCTCATTATGGAACTACTGAGTAGTGTATGTGAAGATTTTTACGTTGTAGGTAACGAGGTATTTGCCACACTTACAATAAAAGTTAAGGCTCCTACTAAGTTTACTTTTGAGGAGGATTCGCACCAACCAGAAGGGCAGAGTTCTCAGCGTGAGCTTGACAACAAACTTTAATCTGATGTATAGGTTTATTATGGAAGTCCAGACTTTTCTTAATCTGTTTATGGTGGTTGTCACAATCTCTGTGGTTGTGTTCTTTTTTGTAGCATTCCACGGAACATCACAGAGAGAAGCAGAGGAACTAAAAAACATAGAAGAGTACCAGCAACAATTCCTTTGTAGGAAGAGGGTACTAATTGAAGAGTTGCTTGTGGAACTACAGCAGCAAACAGTTGGAGAAAGAATGACAACAAAAGAACTATCGCGCCGACTGTGTAATCTGCTTTTTGTTCACAAAGAGATTTAGCAACATGCGGGTTGTTGCCGTATACAGTGTTTGGAGTATTGGTACTTATATGTCTTAATAACTAAGAGGAAAGATGTATGACTACAACATCTATATCTAGCTTACCTGCAAGTAAGTGTAAAGATCTTTTACTGGAGGTTGAGGAGCGTGGAGTTCGTTGTGCAGGTAGTGGCGATTACAGAGGCTCTAATACTATCTTTCTTTTGGGGACTATAGATATGGTAGTAAGCTTACGTGAAGAGGTGTCTGAGGTAAGTAAAGAACTATCAAGCCAGCAGACCAGATACACTACTGGTGTGAAGCTGCAAGTATTTGTTGAGAACTACACAAAAGAGAACACCTTAGTTTGTCGCACTATTCTAGGAAATACTATCACAGTAGACCCTTTTATAAGCAATGCTGTCAACGGATTAGTTGGTTTTAGTGGTGAGGGTAAGGATTTAGTCGGAGAGGTGTTCGAGTTAGTAGGTGTTACTGAGTACGGGGGTGTGCATATCCCTAAACAGATTATTAAGATACAACAGTAAAACCTCTAACTAAGTATGATACCTTTTCATTATAACAGCGACCTATTTATTCTACACTAAGCGGTGTGTCTATGGACAAATACAAACCAGAAGAATTGAAGCAAATGGCAAAAACTCTAATTGAAGCTAGGGACAGTGGTGATGTTAAGTTTTTAGCGTTTATTAATGTAGTTGCAGCTATGACAGGGACAAACACAACATACGTTGAGCAGATGGTGCAGGCTTACGCTACAAAGTAAGTACCTCACTGAATGTTGTGTTTAGGCGGGTGTGTTATCAATGTAGACCAAACAAGACAAGAGAAGATAAGGCAAAGAAGGGCACAGATGCTGATACACTCTTGTATCTATTACCACCTAGATGATTCTATAGTGTCTGACCATACATGGCAGCGGTGGGCTGATGAGCTTTGTGACCTCCAGTGTGAACATAAAGAAGGTATTGGGTATTACGATGAAGACTTTGAGGGGTGGGATGGCTCTAGTGGCTTTAACCTCCCACTAAGACACCCAGCTATCCTAGGGAGGGCACAGCAAATCTTAGAACACCATAACAACAAAAGAGAGAATAATGGCTAATTATCAGATAACAGGTAAGATCACCAGTGTGTCCATAAACAAAGACATAGAAGAAACACAACAGGAAGAGATAATAAAAGAGAACGTAATACTACCTGAAGACTCTCCTGCAAGGATGAAGACTCTCAGGTTTGAAGGTAAGAAGTGGTATTTAACTACAGTTTACCACAAAGACAATTACGACCAACCATTTGCTCTCTTCTGCCAAACTAATAGTCCAGAGAAGACGGTGACAACCAGTGATGCCGTAGAGAGGGTGTTTGCCTTAGCTAGGTCAAAAGGCATCTTAGAAGAGCATATACTCTCTACAGAGGCAAAGATTGCTAAGGGTAACAACGTAGACAAGCTAACACGAAGTATTAGCTTATTACTTCGACACGGCGTTCTTGTTCGGAATATTGTAACCTGTCTTGATGATGTTGAGGATGTGTTTGTAGGGAGTTTTATATTTCACTTAAAGAAATTCCTCTCTGCATATATTAAGAACGGACAAGTGGCTGAAGGAAAGGCTTGCACAGAATGTGGTGGGGTGCTACACTTCAGCGAAGGTTGTTTGGTATGTACCAGTTGTGGGAACAGTAAGTGTGGTTGAGCAGTGCTGCCCAGAAGGAGCCTGGTTTTTAATGGGAGTGCTAGTCAAGTTGGAGGCTTATGTGCAATAAGATAGTCTTTCAAACAAAGAAAGATGCGAGGTTTTATGTAAAGATCCTTTGTGTCTCTGTGAAGTTTAAGTCAAGGTCTTATCGTTGGGAAGCAAAAAACCTAGCACCGTATGCGTGTACTGCGTGTGGGTTGTGGCACTTAACTTCAAAGAAGAAGGTAAAAACTAACAAAACCAATGCACACTATAAGCGTGTTGCGAGGAAGTGACTGTGTAGTTTGTAGTTGAAGACAGTCTGATTTTTAAGTGCTTTGTTATGTTTATTTTAATATTGGAGTGGCAGTAGTGAAAAGTTTTTTCTCTATACGCCAAGCCATAAAACTTGGCACACCTGTAACTAAACAGGAATTAAGCTACGCACAGGACTTCGCAAAAAAAAATCGTCGGGAGAGGAACAACCGTGTTGTAAATGTTGTAATTATTAGTTCTATTATCGCAATTATTTGTGGGCTAACATTTAGAACATAACCCTCGCAGAGACAGGAGAACGAAATGATAGGCCAAACAATTAGAGCCAAAAACATTTTAGACGAAGGCGTTAAGCACCACGAGCGCGTAATAGTTAATGGTGTGGTCGGGAAGATAGTCGGCGTGGATTTCAATGAGCAGATGGTGCAGATAGAGATTAACGTTCCGGCACACTGCGTTAAGCGAGAGGAGATGAAAGCTAATAGCAAGCCGGAACCAAGCTTATAACGCTCAACTAAATGGTTGCGTAGCAATCCGAATTAAATTGATTGTTAGATTACGGCTAAACAAGGAGCAGGGATTATGAGATTAGAACGAACCGCTAAAAAACCCGGTGGCGGAGGGCGAACTGCTTACAGCAGCGACAGTTTCAGTGTGGTGGTGTGGAGTTTAGCGGAGGGGGCGATGACGACGATACAATGTCATCTTACCAAATTTCTTAAAATCTCCTTCGATGGAGAATGCGCCTTCCGATCAGACGACGAGTGCATAGAGCAATTCACAGCCGAAGAAATACTAGGGGTCATTGAGGTTCAAAAAGGAAGAGCATTCACAAAAGGGCAGGAAAGCAAGGCTAAGCAAATAAGAGACTGTTTAGCACTCTAACGCTCGCATAAACTGCGAAGCGCCAGCGAAGTTAGATTTTAATGCGACTGTTAGGTTGCCAGTAATACCTACGGAGTAACACCAAATGTCACAAAATAAATTCACAAGGAGCAATAAAAATACCGGTATAACTGGGCAGGCAATATTGGATGCTGGGCTTAATGTTTTTGGTCTGGATTTATTTCTTGAGTCCTTCACCGCTGCAAAAGGCAAAGATACCGAGCCATCGGAATTTACGTATAGGGGGGTAAAAATGAAAATTCAAATAGATAACGAAGCAAACTAACGACTAAGTTCACCAGTCGCGCGTCACTTTGCGCGGTCTGCGTGAAACGCCTTGTTATAAAACGATTTGGAGGAGTTATGGAATTGCACAATGGGCAGCATATTAGAGTTAAATTCCCGTTTTATACGGGAACCCATGAATGGTATGCCGTTACTGGTGAATATTACTCGGATTACGTATGGATTCCAGGGTGCAAAAGTGAGCCGACCGCTTCAGGAGATCATGAGCTTGTTGCTGAAGGAATCGGGGAAATGATTTTAAAGGTGGTCGACATACACAAGCCAGGGAGGTACCTAGAGCGAGTTTTTTATACTCGCCGCTGGGTTGATCCAGATGGTAATGAATTTAACGCTGGAAAACTGCATATTACCACGATCGGCACATTTAAAAGACGCGCGGCTGGTTACTACCATGCCTATCGAGTTTTATAACACTAAAGCTTTGTGGAGCGCTTCAGCGCTTCCAAAACAGCACCTTGTTATGAGGTGCTTTATCTCCGGAGAAAGATATGATTTTAATCGAAAAGATAATACTAGCTGTCGTTACACCAGCCGTCTTACTCATATTGTATTGCGCCTTCATTATTCCGCCAGTAGCAATTTACACAGAGGCTGAGTGCCTAAGAAAAGGCTACCCAGAATACAGAGTCTCCCTTGGGCTTGAAAGATACTGCATAACACTGGATGGCGCTATTACTGTGAAAGTGGATAACCAATAAGCCACATAACACTGGACTATACAGACTACACAAAGTCATACTGATGAAATCAAACACTTACACACAACAGGGTGCCTCCAATGGAAGTAGAAGAGAGTTACGAAGACCTGCCTTACACAATAAAAGCTTCTCCTATAGGGACCTCTTATAGTTTGTACTTCAAAGACGACATTCAAGGATCTTCACAATATCACTCCCTTATAGACTTAATCTACAATGCTACAGTTGATGACCAAATAGAAATACTTTTGGACACAAATGGAGGAGATACGGACACAGCCCTCCTCATATACCAAGCCCTACAGAACACACCTGCAAAGACAACAGCCTGCTTGCACGGGAAGATCTATAGTGCAGGCAGTATTCTTGTGTTGGGGTGTTCTAGCTTTAGTATCTCTCCTTATGCACAGATGCTCATCCATGCTTGGTCAGGGGGAGAGTGTGGTAAGAGAAATGAGTTTATCGCTGGTGGTGATTTCAAAGTGAAGCACTACGACGAAGCCTTGAGGAATATCTACAAAGGGTTTTTATCAAAAGACGAGATTGAGGAAGTTCTTATGGGAAGGGATTTATATTTGTGTGCAGAGCAGATCCAAACACGTCTGGAAGACAAAGAGTAGACTATTAGCTGACCAACATTTGCAATTACGAGCCTCTTAAGTTATAGTGTGCCTACTAAGACACATAACTAAGAGGCTTACCATGAAAAAGACAATACTAGCACTAACCCTCACAACTACATTTTCTTGTGGTTTTCTTACAGCAGAGGTAGTCAAAGAGCCTCTCCACGTAAAGTACCAGTCCAGCACTGATCACATCACCTACGGCATAACTGCTGATAACAGAGCCACCTCCCTCACAGCAAACAGGAACTTGTCTGTAGCTGCTCAACTAAACTCTCACAACACAGCCCTCTATGGCATAGGTCACTCCTTTGGTGTGGCTACAGAAGCCTGGAACTCACATGAAGGTGTGGCAACAATACACCAAATTGGACTGGAGTCTTCTGTAATCTCTCTTAACTCTGAGAATGAAGGAGCTAAGGTAGGTATTGCTGTCAACATCAAGAATAGACGTGACGGTGTTGCAGAGCCTCTAGGCGGTGTTGGGTCTAATAAGTATAATTGGAACTCAAGAGCTATACAGATTAACTCTCTACCAGCTTCACCTCTTGGAGAGGCACTAGGTTGGAACACAGGTATTGACTTCAGAGAGAACGCACTTGCAGGTATGCAGGGAAGTGAGCCTGTAGCCATAGATATGGCTAAGATGGGTAAGAAGGGTTTTGCTGTTCTTCGAGTAACAGATAGAGTTAATGGTCAGGTGTATAGGTTGTACGTTGATAATGGAGAGCTTGTCCTAGAGTCTGAATAATCGGTAATAAAAAAAGGGGCTTTGTGCCCCTTCACTGTATACTAAGTTATCTCTCCAACACCTAACAGTAGCCTGTCTCTGTGCCCCAGCGGGTGATCCCCTTCTCCCCAATAGTCCTGTTGGTAAACACTTCCTGACATATCCGTGCAGAGTTGGATGTATGTACAAGAAACCTCCACTTTCTCCAACTCCTTACACAACAACAGAAGCATCTTCTTTGGAAAGGTAGAGAACTCTGTCACCTTATGACTATTGTACTCCTCAGCACCAAGGAGCATCTCAGCAAGTGCCTTACCCCACCTAATGTGCTCTTCTTGTACCCCTAGTTCAGATTGCTCTCTAGGCCTCTCTTGGTGACTCTCTCTCCACTTCTGCTCTAAGAGGAACAGCTCACACACGTCTACAGATAAGTGACCCTGTGTGTCAAGTATAGCCTGTATGTGTTCATCTGTCAGCTCACAAAGAGCTACGTGCTTAAGAGCCTCTCCACCATCTTTCCCATAAGTACCCCAGAGGAATGCCTCCCGAACTTCTTCAAAAGGATCTTCAGAGTACACTGAAAGCTCTTTACACGAAGGAGCGTCTCTATGGGCACTACGCTTAATGTAGTCCAAACCACCATCTACACTGTAAACGAACCCATTTGCATCTTCGTGGCTCACATAGTCGTGCCTGTAGTGACTTGTAATTTGTGTACCATCTGGTGTCTCTATTCTGTTCAATACAATCATACTCTTCTCCTGTGAAATAAATATATGCACACCACTAACGTGCCCTCTCTAACCTATCAGAGTTGTCTTAAGCATAAAGTCTCCTCACTTGCTCCATGTATTTAGATATTCTCCTTACGTTACCCTCCTTTACACTGTGTCTCAAGTTTGACATTGTGTCTGCCACCTTAACCTCCCAAGCAACACGTAGTATTGTCGGACTATGACGCAACACTCTAATGTCCTCTATGTACTGCTCCCGTGATAACTTGTTCCAAAAGGTGAGCTTGCTAACACAAGAAACAACTCCTTGAGAGAAGCCTGCCTGTAGTAAGTTTTCTTCTGTCTTATCTGTGTCCTCTAAGACATCGTGGAGGTAGGCTACAACTACACCATCCTCTACTGCACTCCCTCTGAAAAACGAGAGGTACTCCTTTGCCACTTGCTCTAAATGGTAAACGTAAGGTTTATCGCCATACATCTGACCCCTGTGTGCTTCTGTTGCGTAAGTTACTGCGTCATCTTTTGTCATAACTTACCCCTTTATTGAAAACCCTACACTTCTCTTATTGTAATCCACACACACGTCAAGGCAATTATTTTTGCATATCAGTTCTTGGTGGGTATTAGTACGCTTGAGCCAATCAACGCGCTCCTGCCTCATTGTTTCACTTACTTTGCCTATGGGTTGTCCTTGCTCTCGCATATAGATTACACATGGGTAGTGGTCTTCTCCGGCAATGACTGAATCATCCAATACTAGTGGACAACTTTTTGCTGAAGTTTCAGTTAAACCTCTGATTCTCTTTCCTAGTATGAAGTTGTTTACTCTATACCTCAGAATAGGGTGTCTGTCTAGTATACTTTGGTTGATGTTTGCCAATCCTGGTAGTGGCTGATCCCACTGTGCAGAGGGGATAACTCGTATGTCAGAAACCCCAAGTGAGCTTGCATACTCAACAATCTGAATAAACCCTTCAATATTTTCTGGCTCCAACACCACACCTACAGTAACATAAGTTCTTTGTGAAATCCACTCGATATTTCTGACCACCTTTGCCCATGCACCAGAGATGTTACCAGCCATCCTGTCACCTGTTTCTGCATCTGCTGCGTCAAGAGATATTGAAAAGTCATTACACCCTGCGGCAAGCAACCTTTCATATATTTTTCTCTTGTTGGAACCATTGGTGGAAATCGCCACCCTCTTAACCCCACTTTGTCTGGCATACTCAACAGCTTGGACAATGTGTTTATGGAAAGTAGGCTCCCCACCAGAAAACCTAATATTCTCCAAGGGGAGTCCGTCACACCAGAGATCAATATTTCTCTTAATCTCCTCTATCGAGAGTTCCTTTTTTATTCTATTATCGAACACCATCTCAGCCAAACCTCTGCAGTAGGGGCACTTGAAATTACAGTACTCATTAATAATCATCTCACAACGCTTCATTTGTGATGTTGGAGATGTGCTCTTAGCCCTCTCATCGCTCAACGTATAAAAACCAATATCCTCAAGCCTCATATAAAACCTCCTATTAACTAAGTTTAGATTGTAGTGTCTTAAAACCGATGTCAGCAAGCAGAGCTTTGAAGCTATCAGAAACCCTCTTAGGCTCTGCTAACACAATCTCGGCAATCTCTTCACCATCTTCTGTAGTAAGGAACACCTTAAAAAAGAAACATCCATTCATAATATCTTCTCTACTGATCTTCATATAAGAAGCTTCAGATAAAATAGAGGCAAGGGTTATTGTGTAGTAGGTAGTAACAACCCCATCATCTGCAAGCTCCTCTCTTAATAACAAAGCTGTACCTTCATCAGATATTTTCATATAGGTAGTCTCTGTCTGATTACCTCTCCACCACACACTACGCAGCACTTCTTGTAGACAAAGCCCTGCTCATGCTGCCCCTTACAAACTGTAGCCCATGAGACTAATTTCAGTTTAGTTTGCTTGTGAATACACAACATCAAATAGGTCATTTAGCATCCTTCACTTCTACATCTTGGTGGAAGGTGTACCCACACTCCTCCCCAGATTCTATACAATCAGAGAGGTCTTCAAAGTGACCTGTTGATCCACACCTTCCTCCTGTTCTGAGTATCCACCCCTCTACCTCTTTAACCAACATACCTACAACTTTTCCCTCTTTAATAGCAAGGATAGGTTCGTACTCGTTTACATTCTTAGCTTCTATGACTGCCTTGCCTTCTGAACTTGGTACAGCACTAATCATACTATTAGCTCCCTGTTCATTGCCCCACCCTCTCCTGTGCTATCTTGAAATATCCCTCGTCTAGCTCTATCCCTATACCATTACGATTGAGATTCTGAGCAGCCAGTATAGTCGTACCACTGCCCATGAACGGGTCAAGAATAGTCGAACCGCTTGCAGAAAAGCAGGATATAACTTTTTCTGCAAGTGTCTGCGGGAATGTGGCTCCGTGTGTTTTCTCTACCTTCTTCCCCCTTTTAATAGCAAACACATTTGATAACGTCCCTCGGTCAAACTGCGCAGTTTGGAACGCCCTGCTTTCTGGCTTAGAGTTTTGTAGCACAATTAAAACCTCAAACTGACTGTTCATTACACCCTTGCCTATTGCAGGCTGCGCGTTACCCTTATCCCAGATGATAAACTCTTTCACCTTTTCGTTGAACTCTCCTAGTAACTTGAATAACGCTGGCTTATTTCCGGTTAAAAACTGCACGTTGTAAAAGACAAGATCCGAAACCCGCAGACACTCGTTTATAACTTTTCTATTAAACTCGAAGTATTCCTTCATGGGGAGATTGTCGGGGAAGTTAGTATATTTCGTGCTGAGTTCTTTTACTATTTGGCGGGAGCAGTACCTACCGTTCCGTATCCGCAAGTTCATATTATACGGAGGGCTAGTCAATACCATATCAACCGACCCGCTCTCAATCTCCTTCATCCGCTCAAGGCAATCGCCCTGCATCAGTGTTACTTTACTCATTTGTTACTCTCCTGTCAAACATATAAGTGCATCCACTATTGAGTTTCACCTTCACCCATCTCTTCTGGGTCTTCATAGATATTAAGGAAGAGATTACCACCCTCTTTCAGATTATCTCTCGCCCATACACCTAAAGCATACCCCTCTAAACTACTCTCTGGTGTAACCTCTAAAATACCTTCCAATGTAATACTAACTAGCATAAATACCCCTTATCCTCTAATAATAAAATATCATTAACAAACAATATCACCCTGTACCTAACACTGTCAATTATTTGACACTTACGAAGTAGCCTAAAACCTCTCTTCTGTATATGTGTCAATATGTTGACATATCCTTAATACTAAGGAGTATTGCCATTAAAGCTCCTTAGAGGCTCTCTAAGCCTCCTGTTATTCTACCCTTATCAATGTACATCTTCAGAGAGAACGCTTCTCTACGCCTTTCTTAGACGTGTTGTTTGTTATTTTGATAGGAGCTATAGAATAAGATAACGTACATTCTCTCCCAAACACCTCTTCACAATTCTTTAGTCCGTCTATCATCTCTTGTCTGTTTACCTCCTTGTAGTGGTCTTCTTGGATAAGGAGTTGTAAGCTGTGTGAGCAGACCGCTGCAACTACAATTGCAAGACAAAGAAATGTAAAGAGTGCTGCAAGGCTTTGTAGTGTTTTCATTGTCCTTCCTCTCCTACGAATGCTTCCATTCTCACTTCACAGTGTTGGTTTCTTGGGAGTGCTTTCTCACACTCTGAGACGATGGAAGTGCGCTCTCTCAGAAGCGCTTGGCCTGAGGGGCTATCTACAATCACCATAGTAACAACAACCCCAAACATAAGTCCTATCATTAGGCCAAGTAGTAAACCCATTTGAGCATCTGACATCTTGTAACCTCCTGTTTTATTTATCATGTGGAGAATTATACTCGTATTACTGCCCATGTCAATACAAGCCTTGGAAATATCTTCATGGGCAAATATCACCTGTGATCATAAAGAGCTTTTATCTCTTTCTTACTTATTCTCTTACCAACAAAGGGCCAACAGCCCTTCTCTCTTTTGTATGTCCAGCTACAAATATCCTGCCCTCTGTAGCTGATATACCAGCCCCATTTTTCCCCTACCTCTGGGGCTGTATTACCGACATCTGTAATACCCACTGGGAGGAAATATCGTGTGTATACCAAGCCAGTAATACTGTGTGATAAGGACATACATTAGGGGCGTAATACCCCTCTGTGTAGTGCTGTATGAATTACACGGAGGTGTTGTGACCAAGGGTGATACATGGTCACCTTACAGGAGTACCTGTATATGTTGTGGTATATGGGCTTCTAGTCCTAGTATATAGGTATTTGTACTCGATACATGGGTATCTGTATTTGAAGTACTGGTATCTGTACCTGATATAGAGGTATTTAACGCCAAGGAACCTGTCCCCCTGTAACCCCTAGTAATTCTCAAATATCAGGCCTATTTCCTGTATTGAAATACTACCAAGCCAATATGACGTAAGTGATTGTATTACAAGGATTCACTATTTCCTGTAATAGTCATTACAGGAACTAACTAGCAGTAATCAGGTAATAACCAGAGGAATTACACGCTGTAGTGTGATGTCCTTGCGCCAGTAGCCTAGCCCTGTCTTTTACGTGAGAGGATGCTGTAGTGGGTGCTTTGTGATGATAATAATTGTTAAACGCTACTAATAAACGCTACTAGTAAAACCCACACTACAACCCTACCCTATAACCCACAACAATAAACGCCACCTGTAATAACCCATCATATACGCGCCTAGTAAAACGTATTCCACTATATAACACCCCAGTCTCACCTCTAGTACTACCTACAGTATGTACTACTCACCTAGTACTACCTGCAGTAACCCGCCTGTAGTACACACAGTGATACGCGCCAGGGACAAATAGTGATACAGCCTGCACATATACAGCTACAAAAGATACACAGGCTGGGAGCCATGCCAAGGCATGTGATTAAAGAGAGCCTGTAGAGAGTGTGTAAGAGGTTTTAGGGGCTTAGAGGTGTGTCAGGTTTGGTGTAGTGTATCTGGCCGGTAGGCGGCCTTATATAGTGTCTAGGAAAGACAGGCAAAATAAAGGCCCACAAGGGCCTTTTATTGTATTACGATCTTGCTTAGCCGATTATTGCCGTACGATCAGATACAGAGTTATTGTGTGCACTGATGAGTTTGTCTCTTATTTCGCTTGCTTGCTGTAGCGAGCTCACTGTAGTAATAACAGAGCCCTTATTGAGAGAACATAAAGCCGATCCATTATTAAATGCTTGACTGATTACTGCAAAACCAGTAGTAGTTTTTTCTATATTCAAGTTTAGTGTTTTCATCGATAGTGCCCCTTAGTTGGTATATCCACACTATACACCCTACAGAGACAAGAGCAACCTTTTTTTAAAACTTTCGTTAATTTAATAAAAATTAACCACTAGCGTATCAATATATTCATTATAGTCATATACACTCATGCCCAGGTGATACTGCCTGGCATCCCTGCGGCTTGTGGGCACTGGGTAACTATTATGCCGCTCGCTGTATTGCTCACAGTAGTTATCACGCGCCTTCCTACTATCAAATGCGATAACATCACCACACATACTGTAAAACCCCGTGTTTTTGTTAGGTGTGCCCGTGGTGGCTCCTTGGCCTACCCATGCGTAATACGTTCTGTACATTGTCCTGTCCTCTGTTCTATTGATCATCATATAACATAGTGTGAGCTTAGTTATAAAATGTTATACCATTTTCATCGCTCACCCATGTGCGGTAGTTTACTGGAGTGATTGAGGGGTCAAAATACACACCGGACAAGCCGTTGCCATCTAAGAACATCTCTGCCCTGTCTAGCTCACCTTCTGACATCGCCAGCCAGAGCTGGCCATCTTCCGTACTGGCTCGGGTAGTTACTTGGATGCTGTTTTCTTCGTTGCGTGATAGTAGGGTAGCTATTGTTATATTCATAATGTGTGTCTCTCTCTCTGTTTTGTTTTGATGGATTAAATATATACCCTAATACAACCCATTGCAACCCCTTTTATTGAATTACTTCTTTGCCTGTGTATTGAAACTTAGCTGATACTATTCTATCGTGTATCCGCGCAGTATCGCGATTACACTTTGCTATAACAGATTTGTGTTTATTAAATCGCCGAAGAGCCGCGCTTTTTAGCTGATTACATTTTAATTCATTACCCGCCCTCAGTATATTCGACGAGATAAACTTACGATCCAGCTCTAGTGCAATTTTAGATTGTGCAAACCTTAACAGATCATTATTTAATTTAATGACTTTAACCATGTTGTGTGTATTCATTTTCTTAATTCCTGTTTTTGTTCAATCGTTTAATCAGTCGCAAAAATGCAGTGATAGTTGTGTCGTGTGGTTCGCGCATGCTTGCCCTTAACTTACCGGCACGTACACGTAACGCTAAAAGATCCTCTGCGCACTTGATCGGTTTGCATTTTAACGCTTGCCTACAATCTGCTAGGTGCTGTTTTGTGTCAGCTAATTCGGAAAATATGCTTAATGCTCTCTCGTAGTGTTTGCACAACGTGCCCCATTCTGTAAAATTAGATGTCATAGCAACACAGGCCCGATCATATGCAATATTGCTAGCGCTCGTATATTTAGGTATGGATTTTACATTAACCAGCCTATTGGTAGCCGTGTGTCTGTACCTCCTTGCCGCCTCGCCCGTATATACGCAAGCGCCAGCTATTATCCCCCCTAATTGTTCGTGCTGTAGTTTGTACGAGCGTAGGCGAAACAGTTCCAGATCTATGCTGTAGAGCGTATCGCGCCTAACAGCTGTGTCTACTCTTACCCGCCTGTCGCATTCCTTGTGTTGAACTAACCATTTTTGCTTTTTAGGGGTCATAGTGAGCGCCTCTTAAAATTCAGAAATAACTAACAGATCAGCACTAACAGGTATAGCTATAGTTAGTTCGTTTAAAGCCTCGAGCCATTCCTCGTTACTATACTCTTCACTCTCATCTAGCACATGATCAAATGCGGCTGGCAGATCCTCATAATCATACTCTGTAAACTGGCAACAAATACCTATAACATCTAACTCGAAACCCTCAAATTCCTCGAAAAACTCAAAAAGAGAAACAAGGCTTTCTCGTGTGAAATTATATTCTCGACCATAAGCCTCAAATTCTGCTATAAAATCATTCACTGATAATGTTTTTTGCATTTCTTAATCCCTGTTTTGTTTTGATATGCGCTATATTAATGATTATTGTACATAATGCAAGAAAATAATTAGCTTATTTGTAACACAGGCTGATTAACTAATAGCAGAATGTGTCTAGACATCATGTACAGCCAGTTTGCTGCAACAACATCCTCCTGTTGCTGTGTTGCCCCTGTCTGTATTATTCCGATTATTTCCGCACTCTCTAAAATACTACAGAATGACAGAGGGAGTTTACAGCAACAATCATCCGATTGTAAATACTCAATAATGCCCTCCTGTGTTTTGTCTTTTAAACATTCTCCCAGGTGTTCAATTTTTGTATTGTCACTACCTCTGGTTTGCATACAATCAATGATTAGTTGTGTTTTAGCTGTTGTGATATTTTCTCTTCTTGTGTTCATTTTCTGTACTCCTCTTTTAGACGTTATGTAGAGTGCATCCCATAGCAGAGGGCATAAATAGGCTCGCCAGTCTGCCTAATTTTCAATAGTATGTTATAATCGTCATCCTCAATGCTCACAAAACCTTTTGATTTATCATTTATCAAATTTAGATCATCCCTAAAAAATTTAATTAGTTCTCGATTGGATAGGTCTGGGTCAATGTAGATGTCTTCCTCTATTGTGTGCCAATCGTTCCAATCCCATCCACCGTTACCATCGGCCCATGCGTCAATGCTCAATAATGTGCATTTCAAATAATCACTCATTTCTCTACCCTTTTTAGATTATGTGTGGTGTTCTCTGTGCCAGTGTTTCGCACGTCTTTTTAGTGATGAAACCCAGGTGGTGTAGTCGGTGAATTATCTCATAATTAGTATGAAAAACCATATCCATTCCACAGCCACTAATTCTAAAATAATCGCTATCGCGTACCGGTCTGTACCCCATTGCCCTAAAAAATACGTTAAAATTTAACAGCTGATGTTGGCTTGTCCTTGTGTTCTTTTTCAGCTCTAAAAACTTCATTTTTCGAGACATTCCGCTTTTTGATACAGTGTCAATTGAGCAAATCATTCTTGCCTGCTTTGTTGCTTTTATATACTGCTGCGCGTTGTCAACGAAAGTGTAAAATTCAACGATGTCATAGCCAGTTTTACCGCTATTATGCTTTTTCAAATATTCTTCAATTCGTTTAATATTCATGCTGTTAATCCCTCTATTTCTTTTGTGATTGATAATACTATGTTGCTATACAAGCCCTTGTTTCTGTAGTCACTCGCTAGTGTAACCAGTACAGCTACAGCCGCCTGCTTTGTGTCATAGTCTGCCACCTGTAGTATTCCTGCTATCTCCCTTAGCATTCTATCCCAGTGCGCTATATTAATGAAGCTGTACCGCTCACCTCTCTCTAAATTGCTAGCTATCACCGCATACTCATTAGCCAGTTTCATTTTTAAGCCCTCTGTTTTCATAAAAGATGCAGCTATCCTTACTCATTTGTTTTAGCTTGTCAACTACTTTTTAAAATAATATTGTTATCCCGCTTTATATAGTGCGCGTCTATGTTGTGCGTGATGTTTATCTCATTACGTTGTGTTTGCTGCATATAGTAGCGCATACGATTATAACGCAAAAACAGTCTATTTAGTGTGTCTATCTCTAGCCGTGTTTGTTCGTGTATTCTCGCAAAATCTCTTGCTGATACTATTAATAAATCAAGAAAAACCCCGTCATCCTGTGCAAGGTTTTCTTGTGGCTCCGTCCGTGGCATCAATAAATCTAATAACCCCATAATTTAACCCCCTGCTTTCCAAATTTCAATATTTACTACGTTTGCAGCTAGTAGGTGTTTCACTACCGTCTGTTTTGTTCGAAAACAGACCACTTCTGTTTCGTTAATTTGCGCTAAAAACCACACGCCCCCATATCTATACGGGCTCCAGGCCCGAAAATTTCTTAACTGTTTGCAGGCATCCTGCACACAATCTGCATCAATAAGCATAATCACCTCTCCTTTTTGTAAATGTTGGTTTTTAGACTAAAGGAATAACCAGTATAAAGCAACAACAAAATGTATATCAGGAAAGCCTAATATTAGTGTTCCCTTATATAATAAAATCTTTATATTAGTTTTTCCTAATACGCCTGAATAAAAATTCTCTGGCGAAATTGAAACCTGAGATGAAAACTCTCTTGAGTGGAACGAGAAATCGCTCGAGTGGATCAACCTGTGCTAGTGAAACTGAACAGCTGAATGAGGAATTGCTTGAGTGGATAAGTTTACTGCGGGAAAATTGAAAGGTGAGGTGAGAAGTCGCTTGAGTGGGTTACTACTGGCAGAGTGATTAGAGGGGCTGTCCTAAGTACTGGAACAAAGGACAGCCTTGTTTGTTACTATTTTGTGCGGAAGGTGTAGCTAAAATCTGTAGTCGATGCGAGGCACTCTTTTTTTGTACTGTAGTGCCCTGTTACACCCCTCCCGTCACCATACCTTACGACCCACCCATCAGACTCTCTCAAAAGCATACCAACAAGCTTACCACCTTTCTTGGCAAAGATGGGTCTGGAGGTGTCCACTCTCCATAAGTCAATAGTGTTCTTATTTTCTTCTACTAAGATAACTTCTTTCATTGTTTTACCCTCTTGTGCTTATTAGTGAAATTGAAATAGTGAATGAAAAGTCTCTTGAGTTGTGTGGCTAGCAATAGCTACCCCATTAACACACCTTAATACTTTGGTAATCTGCTGTCAAGTATTCAACATCGTCTTCCTCAAAAGAAGCAGACCCTGTTAAGAAGTACACGCCTTGCTCTGTAGCCTTTTTTGGTAGACAGTCATACCAGTCTTGTGCCCCAAGGTTCTCTAACTCTGTCTCAACACACACTGTAGGGAGTCCATCCAGTGACTCGTAACCACCCGCACCAGACTCTTCTAAGCCCCACACTGCAAGAGAGTCATAATCCCCTACAGCGATGTAGGCAGAGAACACTACATTAGCTCTAACACTACACACCTTTTAGTGCCTCTTGATTAGGTTCTGGTGGTAGGGGTAGCTCAAACCACCCTAACACCTCAGAATCCTCTACCCACCCCTTCTCTGGACAATCCCAGCAACACACAGATTCATCCCAATATCCAAACTCATAATCCTCCCCTGTGAAGATAACACATAAAAAGGTAGAGTTGTTGGGTTTTGTTATTAGTTGCCATTTAATGTGCCCACCCATAGCAGAAATACACTTTCTAGGATCACCCACAATACACCTCCAAATCACCAACTGAAGTAACAATAGTCTTCCCACTAGGGATCATAACTTCTACTTTCGTGCTCTCTAGTGGAGCTGTCTGATACAGTCGAGAAAACCCTACAACATGACCAACCTCTGTTGGGCGACCATCCTCTTGTATTAGCACCACTCTACCTACACTACATTCACTTAGTTTCACTGTATTACCTCTCCGAAATAATGAGATAAGGAGTATAGTGGAGAGAGAAATAAATAGCAAGAGAAGTGTAATAAAACACCATTTTTCTCTCTCTTTAAGCACTCTTTACTCTATTTTCTACACCTCTTTTATTTGCTTAGTGAACAAAATCGAGCTGTAGTGTTGTGTTTCTGAAAAAGGTGTGATACCCTAAAGAAGTAATACTATATAGTAATACTGAATTAATATAGTAAGTAATATAAGAGAAGTATTATAAGTAATATAATAAGTAGTGTTATAAGTAATATAGTTAGTTAGTGTAGTACTACACTGTAATACTGTACAGTACTACCAAAGACTCGCTTGCAACTACTCCAAGTCAATATTATTTTATTTGACAATGGATATATTTTCCTATAACCTCCCAACTTCAACCACACAAAAGGATAAAGCTTTGGACAACCTTGTAAGAAGTGTTTGCGATGCTTACGAAAGAGGGTACACCTCAACAGAGAATGAAAGTCCCTTCAAGGCTCAAACATATCAAAACTATGCTTGGGAGTATGGGGTTACAAAAGGACTCTTTGCAAAGGCTAAACTGGAAGTAGAGAATAACGGCACACAATGTACGGTTAGTTGTGGGAAAACTGCTAAGGATGCGGATACACTTCAAGGTGTGCCCTCCTTTTCTCAGAAGTGCACCTATTAGGGGAGTGTATTGTAAGCGAGAAGCCTCCTAAGCCCCTGTGTAGGGGGTTTTCTGTGAAAAGGTAGGCTACCCTACCAGATACATGTTTTTTACACGTAGAGAGGCTGTTTAGTATTTAACTGAACACCAACATACTAGAGGTTTAATATGGAAGTACAGATAGGGAACTACCCAAGAACTTGTGGTGGAGAGAGAGAGGTTAAGATAAAGGTTGATGAGTGGGACATATGGAGTGTAGATGAAACATTAAAACTAATCATCCACCCACTTCTTATTCTATTCAAGAAAGAGCTATCCTCTTATTGTGAGGTGGAAGAGGGAGATGCTTTGAGTGGGTTAGGTGGGCTGGAGGCTTGGCTGTACGTGCTTGATCGTATGGTGGAAGCTTTTGACCCCTATGGTGAGCCTTGTATGGAAGATTATAATTTCACCTTCCCTGATCTTGTAGGCAACGGAGTCCTGAGCTTAGCTCCCGACAACCCACAAGAATATACAAGATACAAAGAAGATGTGTCTGTCTACGAAGAGAAGTGTAAAGAGGGTTTACGATTGTTTGCTAAATACTTTACAGGGCTTTGGTCATAAGGTAAAATACATCTTTACACTAAGAGGAATGAAACATGAAATCCCCAAAGAACTTGAAAAAAGCAACGCTTTCAGCAGTCTGCTTGACTGCCTTGTTATGTGAATTTATAACCACAAATAAACTATAGGTATATCTATATGACAAATAATAAACAAGATCCGTTTTTGGAAGAGGCTATAAAAGCACTAAGCTGGCAGGGCGGAACCAGCCATCAAGTGCTCCGCGTTCTCTCATCAGCAAGAGCAGTCGCTAGTGAAAGGAAGACGGCTGAGCTTACGGGAAACTATGAGAATTTACCACAGTATTTAGATGCCCTTGAGGCCTGTTTTTCCACATAACGCCTCAGCTAAACCGCAAGCGCCAGCGGAGTCGGATTTGAGTTGCTTTGTTAGCTATTTTATTTGATTATTTGTATAGCATTTCGTTGACAGTGTGTGGGGTGTATATTACTATACATACATGAGCTAAGGGAGTGACCCGAAGGCGCTGAGGAGAAACAACATGAGTCACGAAATTTGCAACGCAGACAACATAGGGGGTTGGGTTATGGAATGCAGGTTTCACCCAACTCGGCTTTGGCGGTTTGATTTTGCAGGGCCGTTTTTAATATATGATTCGATTGCGCGAGCTGATGTGAGCGATGAAAAAGGTGCGCTCACCTTCGCTTCCAAGGATGAAGCGCAGGAATATATCGACTCTAATCTACTATGAAACCTAGCGAAAAATGCAAAGCGGACGGGCTGAAAAGGCTGGCCGACTTTATAGCCGAAACTTTCAAAGGAATCAAAGCGCATTTGCGCGAGCAATCGGAGTGCAACGCGCCCAGTTTACACAACGGATAAAAGCGGGCTACATCGTTGTCGGGGATAAATTGTGTGCAGTGCGTAGAGTAATTAATGATAGCTAACGCAAAACTATGCGGCGCGCAGAGCGCGTCCGCTGCAATGCCTTGTTATAAGGCGATTTACCTACCAAGGATATAAACATGAGCGAAATTACAGACAAAGACCGCATCGACTTTATAGAGCGTATGCTAGTGGAAGACGGCACAGGTGAGGGATGTGGCGTTAAAATACAACAAAACTCTTTGATTGGAAGCCAACCAGGTATGGAAAAAGTACCTGTTGAGATATTCAGCCTTCCTTCGCAGCACCAGTACGGAAAAACCGTGAGAGAGGTGCTGGACATCGCTGTTGCCTTTGAAAAAGGCGAAAGGAATTGGGAGAAAGAGAATTAGGGCTAAGCCTTATAACGCTCAATTAAGCGGTTGCGTAGCAATCCGGTTTAAATTGATTGTTAGATTACGGAGGTTATTTTGAACGAAGATAGATACAACATTCTGACCGAATACGCGCACCTTGACGGGTGTGAGCTGGGAGATTACACCATAGAACTCCTTTGTATGCGCGACTACGCCACCGATCATGGGATGAGTGATATTTTTGATGCAGCACTCGACGCAGAGCTTGAGAGGCTGTTCGTGATGTTCAAAACAAAATCAGAGATCATTGAGACCTCTAAAGAAGTGACTGAAACCAGAATAACTAAAAAGCTTTTATGGGTGGATGAGTGATATAACGCCCACATAAGCGGCTGACGCGTCAGCGACAGTCCGAACGAAGTGACTTAATGTGATTGTTAGATGTAATATTTAATGAGCGCCAAACTCAAGGAGGATAAGACGCTACTGATTTAAGATTTATTTTAAACTCCATTTTATTCAGTTGGATTCTGAAACCGTTTTATAGATTATCTTTGGTACTGCACTCTAATTGTTAGTTACTTACTAAGTTCTTTATACAGCTTGACGAGTTCAGTAACTAGCGCAACGGATAGGGTTGCGACTTTAAGGGTGAGGATGATGCTAATTGGGTCCATATGCTTTCCTGTGGTTGGTCAGTTATTGCCACCACAGAACTGAGTGTTAATCGTAAGTAAAGTTTGAGTGCTTGCCCTCCTCCTTGGTGGGCTACCGCTTAACCTCACAAGGGTGTCCGGTTTGTTGTGAGGGGGTTTAAGTATACGACTGTTTAAGATGGTTTAGATAGAGATGTGGAAAAGACCAGATACACATTCATGCTGAAGTTTGTGTGGACACTTATTACATATAACGTAAAGCTTTGTGGAGCGCTTCAGCGCTTCCAAAACAGCAGCCTTGTTAGGCTGCTGTTAAATTAAAGGGGTTATTCTATGGCTAAATTTAAAGCAGGCGAGAAAGTTATACTCAATAGTAAGAGTTCTCCTGAATTGAATGGTGATTATACTATCTTATACTCAAGATTCGAGCCTAATAATGCAGAATTAAAGGTTGCAATGGAGATGGCGACTGGTATGAGAGTTCTTTACATAAAAAGCATGAAAAGTCTGGATATTCGTTCAGTCACTTAATGGACAACTTAAATGTTGTTTTTGCAACCTAACCTCGTTTTAAACGGCTAAATGAAAGCGGTACGCTGTAATGTGTCCGCTTTGAAAACCTTGTTATGTTACCACCACTAAAAAGGATTGATAGAATGAATTTGACACCAACATGCCCATACTGCAAACAATTCTCAAAGGCAGTTACAGGAAAGGAAGTTTACCCACACCGAAAGGATTTATTTAGCTTGAGTTTTTACTCTTGTGTTGGTTGTGATGCCTACGTTGGTACACACAAAGGAACAACAAAGCCATTAGGTAGGTTGGCAAATAAAGAGCTAAGAAAAGCAAAAAGCGCAGCGCATAGAGCCTTTGATCCATTATGGAAATTTGGAGATATGAAAAGAAAAGAAGCATACAAATGGCTAGCTGAGACTTTAAATATTGAGCCAAGTGATTGCCATATTGGAATGTTTGATATTGAGACGTGCGAAGATGTAGAGATGCACTCTCTAAATAAACAGCATGATTTATGTAGTTGGTAAACGCTTGGTTTAGTAACATAACCCTTAATTTAAAATGCTAAGGGCACGTTTGGAACAAACTGTACGTGTCTTTTTGAAATTGTTGTTATATTGCACGAACTAAAGGAAAGATTAAAATGCACTACAAAAATGAACGACTAGCAGATATAGAAAAAGAAGATCTAAATCCTTGGTTGATGCAAGGAGACTGCTTAGAAAGAATGAAAGAAATACCTGATGGTTCAGTTGATATGATATTGACCGACCCGCCATATGGTATGGAGTTTCAGAGTAACTATAGGATTGAGAAATACAGTAAGATAAAAAACGATAAAGACTTAAGATGGCTTGATGTTTGGATTGATGAATTATTTAGAGTTGCTGCGGACAATACGGCGCATTATGTTTTTTGTAGCTTTCATAATATTGATAAATTCAAGCAAGCACTAGAGCAAAAATTTAAAATAAAGAATATACTTATATGGGAAAAGAACAACACTAGTATGGGTGATTTAAAAGCCGACTTTGCACCAAAGTATGAAATGATTATTTTTATACAGAAAGGACGTAGACTTATAAACGGTAAGCGTGATCCTAATATTTTAAAGTTCAATAGAACTGGCAATAAATTACACCCAACACAAAAGCCAGTTGATTTATTGGAATACCTATTGATAAAGTTTAGTGATAAAGGTGCAACAATACTCGACCCGTTTTTAGGTAGCGGTAGCACAGGCGTAGCTTGTAAAAACCTTGGTCGTAAGTTTATTGGCATTGAGCTAGATGAAGAATACTTTAAGATTGCACAAGATAGAATTAGTGCAACATAACGCAATAAGTAAGCGGCAGGAACGAAGCGCAGCGTAGAGACTGTCAGCTTGACTGCTTTGTTATAAACCGACTTAACAGGCCATAGATATGACAACAATTTATGAATTTATGAGCGACAGTCCAGTTCTTACATTTTTTATTATTGTGGGTATTGGGTTAATGCTTGAGACGCTCTATAGGTATTTAATAAAGTATCCGCTTAGAGCGATGAATATTAGAAAGCATGGGTGGCCACCTGAGCATTGCGATGCTGATGGTGACTTTAAGCCAAAACCTAACAATGATTAGGTTTATAACACTGGACTATACAGACTACGCAAGGTCGTAGGAGTAAAATCAAGCACTTACAAACCAGTAGTAGTAAGCCTGTGGTAAGGCTAACAGAGGAACAAGAATACTGTACGGTTTTAGAGAACGTCTTAGTATGTACATTATAAAAAGATGAGGTATTAACGATAAGGTATTAACTATGTATACACACACCAGATAATTAAAAGGCTTTAATGGATAGGTGAGACTATGACATACCAAACAGGAGAGAAGATGAATAAAGCTACAGCAGGAGTAAGCTATGGGAGAGTGAAGGAGCAGACGTTAGCAGACGTACTCACCTTTCCTATCCTTCCTATAGAAGAAAGGAAGATCACACAAAAGACAGCAGAGCATTTTGGTGTTAGAACTGAGCTTAGCAGTAGTGATGGCCGTACACCTATAGCTCACTACTTCCCCTACACAATAGAAGATAGGATTGTAGGTTATAAGAAGCGAGACTTGACTAAGCCAAAGCAAGGTAACTTCCACTTCACCTCTATAGGGTATCACGGTGTTAAGTGCGATTTGTTTGGGCTGGTATCTGGTAATAAGACTGGGGGGAAGAAAGTATTTGTTAGTGAGGGTGAGATAGATTGTATGCTTATGTGGCAATGCCTAAAGGAAGGTTACAAAGGTAAAGGTAATCCCACCACACTAAGTATTGGTTGTGGGACAGCTAACGCTGTTCAGAACTTAGGACAGAAAGCAAATACACGTTACCTGAATAAATTTAGTGAGAAGGTGTTTGCTTTTGATAACGATAGTGCAACACCACAAGAGAGACTAAAGAAGATAAAGAGAGGCAATGAGGCCACTGCTGACGTATATGGACTATTCCCAGATATGCTTGTGGCAAAACTACCAGAAGATAGTGACCCTTGTGATGTCTACTTGAAAGAGGGGAGTACAGCTCTTTACTGGATGCTGATGAAGCCTTCCCAGTACACACCAGAAGGTTTTACTCTCTACGAGGAGATTAGAGAGGAGACACATAAGTTACCTGTGGTAGGTAAGACGTGGCCTTGGAGGTCTTTAACAAGACTTACATTAGGACGTAGGTTGGGGGAGGGGTATTACTTTGGGGCAGGTGTGAAGCAGGGCAAGAGTTGTCTAGCAGATAAACTAATTAGTCACATATTGGCGCGAGATAAGAACTCACTAGGTAAGCCTCAGAAGGTTGCTGTGTTTAAATTCGAGGAACCGACAACGGAGACGATTCACCGTGTAGCTGGTAAGGAGTCTAAGAAGGACTTCACTAATCCAGAGAAGGCTATCTTCTTTAATGAGAAAGGAGAGGAGGTTGTCCTCTATGTTGATGATTGTGGTGAGTTCCAAGAGAAAGCCCCTCCTGTTGACAGGTCAAACTACTTCACTCAAGAAGACTTAATAGCAGCCTCGGACAAGACAGGCCCACGTCTTTGCCTGTATAATAACTATGGTAGGTGTAGTTGGGATGAGCTGAAAGGGGCTATACGTCATGCAGTTCTTATTGAGCATTGCGAAGACATCATTATTGACCCGATAACCAGGCTTACAACAGGGATGACTCCCTCCGAGGCAAACACGGAGCTTGATAGGTTTGCTGATGAGATTAGTAAGATGAGTATAGATTTAGGTTTTACTTATTATTGCTTCTGTCATCTTAAAGCACCAGATAAAGGCCAGCCACATGAGTTTGGAGGGAAGGTTTATAGTTCTCAGTTCACTGGTAGTAGGTCTATGATGCGTTAACAATAGCGCCCTAGAGAGGTGACTCTCTTTGCAAACCTTTTTAATTGCTGGAAACCCCTAAAGCCTTTTTATAGTTGTAGAGCTTGGTAGTTATGTGTGATACAATGATGAACAATAAAAGGATGTTACAATGGGCAATCAGCAGGTAAGACTAACAAAACAAGATTTACTGCAAGTACCAGAAATGGATAAATACTTTGTAGACTTAAAAGGTAACATATATAGTATAGCAAGAAAACCTCAAATTAAGAGGTTAAAACCTTACAAGCACTGGGGAAGAAGTAAAAACCCCTATATGCGTGTAAGGCTAAAAGATAAGCTTTATATGCTACATAGGTTAATTGCTTCAGTACATATAGGTAGACAACTTAATAAAAATGAAGTTGTAAACCATATAGATGGTAACACAGTAAATAACTCTTTAAGTAATCTTGAGGTAGTATCCCAACAAGAAAACGTACAACATGCTGTAACCAACTCACTGTATTGCTCAGGTGATGCTTGGTACAAGGCTAGGGGTACTACAAAGAAGTTAGTAAACCTCAACGACTAGAGCGTAAGCTCGTACACCACAAGCTATTGGTGGTGGAAATGGAAGGCATCTCTTATAAGGAGATGGTGATATAGTCTGAACTTCTAGTGAAAGCTAGAGCAGCAGCACCTAAGAGGTGGTGCGGGGGAGGTAGTAGCGAACCTCCTTGAACATATTTGTGTTGTCACTACATGATTGGCTTAGAGGGGAATAAAGACCCAGACCAAACCACTAAAGAAAAGAACACACGTTCTTTGGTAGTCCTTGACGACAGGAAGTATGGGCGTACTGGGAAGGTTCCTTTGTTCTACGATAACTCAACAGGAGACTTTATAGAACCACCAGAGGGCTTCCTTGAGGACGTACATTGTGATACAATACAAGAGTGGGAAGCAAGGAACAAGCATACATCTGCACAAGAGAGTGATGGTGAAGGGTGTAGACCAGAGTTTTAATTGTAAGAGGTGACTATGAGTAGTGAAGAGTGGAAAGCTATTAACGGAATAGATAACGCCTATATCAGCAGTCTTGGTAGAGTTATGAGTTGGACAAAGAAGTTTGGAGAGAAGGTGTTGAAACCTTATATAAGCAAAAGGCGCAAGAACTCTAGCCCAAGGCTTAGGGTGTTTTTAAGCCGCAAAACAACACAAGGGAGAGTGTTTAATGTGTTCGTACACACTCTTGTTGCAAAACACTTCCTACCTGACTCAGATTGCAGTAAGATAGTTTTTAGAGATAAGGATACGCTGAACTGTCGGGCTGAGAATTTGGCGGGGCTGTATGATTTTAACACTGTAGCTGATCACAGGACATTACAGCACTACAGTAAGTTCAAGAGTGTTCTAGGGAAAGCCTGTTACCAGCATTGTCTATTAAATAAAACCCCTTTAGAAAAAGAAATTGGAAGATGGGCACTGTCTATGCCGCACATGGTTACTAGAAGGTTTAATCTGTCTGAGGTAGAGGTAAGTGAAGCGTACTGGCTTGCTGCCACAAAGTTTATTCAGAGAGTACCTTTAGGCTTCATTGAGAATGAAGACACATCGGAAGGTCTACTTTTTACAATGATGAAGAACGAAGCAAAGTATATGGCTATAAGAAAGTACAAGTTTGTCTCAGAGTTTCAGGGTGAGGAGGAGTACAGTTTTATTGACAAGGTTGCTCATGCTAGTCTTGATGGGTCGAGTGATGTGTGGTGTGAAGAGGGAATTAGTCAGTATGCTTAACACCGGTTAGAGTGAAACCAACTAACACTTAACAAGAGGCAGTGTGATGACAAAACAACAAAATGAGATAGATGATTTTATTGCAGAGCTAAGGGAGACGCAGCAATCTATCTACTTGTTGTGCGATGTAGAGGTAGCTGCCGATGTCTTCCTAAAGTTAAATAAAGCTATCAGGTTAATAAGAGAGTTAAGAGATGGCACAACGGGTTACCAAAGGTAAGGAAAAAGGAACGTACTTGTGTCGCACAGTACTGTATGCTATGCTTGTACCCACAGTACAACAGATCACATAAAATAAGAGGTGTATATGTTTGAATTTAAAAATATGAAGTTTAACATTGGTTACGACAAGGAAGTGAGTAAGGTTATACAAGAGCGCTTATTTGTCCTTGGGTATAGGTGGTCTATGGGTGGTAAGCGTTTCCGTCATACGGATAAATGTTTTTTATTTACAGGTGTTACTGGAAAAATCCTTTCTAGTAACAGTGGAGTTGTCTTTAGTGAAGACATTGGTGCAGACATTGACATAGGGTGGTTGTGTGGAGAAGACTTGCGAAGTACAGTGTTGATTGGAGGTAAGCATTACTTTGAAGATGAGTTGGCAGCAGCCTTGGCTAACTTGGAAGAGGCAAAGCACGACTAAATGCACAAGTTGCAAAACAGTGCAGGAGCTTGTTACTTTAACTATAGGTTATGAATATGTCAGGAAGGAAGTTAATATTTGATGCAGAAGCTAATAACCTACTCAATTATGAGTCTATTGACTACAGCAAAATGCCATATAAGCTTCTTCCCTCTTTTAAGGCACATTGCTTTGTATTTCTTGACACAACCACTTCTGAGTTGTTTGCATTTTGTGATGGTGACAAGATACTGTTTGACGGTAGATCTCACACCACAACATACCCGAATGGACTCACTGTGCCACTAGAGCACTACACACAGTATGAATACACACACTACCCACTAAGCGAGGTGCCTGCCTTCATCAAAGACGAGGCAAAGATGCTTATAGGTCATAACATTATTAACTACGACCTTCTCTTAATGGACCTACTTTATGACCAACCATACACTGTTGGCTTCAATAAAGAAGAGTCTGACACGGTAGGTGGTAAAGACGTATACATTCACGACACACTTGTTATGTCTAAAGTGTTAAACCCAGATAGGTGGTGTGGACATTCCCTTGCAAAGATGTCTCAAGCAGCAGGCTCTTTTAAGGTTGAGTTCAGACATGGAAAAGAGTGGGACGAGGACAGGTTTACGTGGTTTGGTGCAGACATGCTCTACTACAACATCCAAGACTGTATAGCTAACCTAGCAGTGTACAAGATGCTCCAGAAGGAGTGGGGTACGTGGTCTTGGGGTGAGGCTTACAAGTTAGAGAAGGCTGTAGCAGAGGTTATAACAAGACAAGAACACTTCGGCTTTAAGTTCAATATTAAGCTTGCTGAGTGGTGCGTAAAAGATCTTACACAGAAAATGGATAAGATAGAGCAAGATGTAGAACACCTCCTACCACCAAAAAAGATAGGGAAGACAGAAGCTAAAAAGTTCATACCTCCAAAAGGACAATTTGTTGGGGACGGTACTATGTCTGCTAATCTAGCTAAATTCTTAGAAAAGCACGGAGGTAGGGTTGTAGCTCACGAAGAAAGAGAGGTAGGCAAGAGAGTAAAGAAAACCCTTATCCTTCCAAGAAAGGTTGAGATCTTTAATAAGATGTGGGATCTCCCCTTACCAGAGGGAGAGTCTCTTGTTACTACAGAGCCAATGCTACTGTCTCACCAAGAAGACATTAAGGCATACCTAATAACACTGGGGTGGAACCCTCTGAACTGGAAAGACAAAGACCTAACACTGGATAGTAAGAAGAAGAAGCTGACACAAGAGAAGTTTGAAGCTGCTGTAGATAGGTATATTGAGGCCACAATAGGTACACCTTTCGAGAAAGAGAGGTGTGCTAATTTGAGAGTGAGACCTAGTGGCCTTAGAGAGAAGCTTCTGAAGCATAAACTCAACAAACCATTAAAGGTTGTTGGCCTCCCTGTCTTCACTAAGAATGCAGACAAAGAGTTGTGTGATAACCTCGTAAGGCTAGGTAGGAAAGTGTGGTATGTAAAGCACATCGTAGAGTGGCTTACATACAGACACAGGAAGAACTCTATCTACTCCCCTGCCAGTGAAAAGAAGAAGAGGATTACAGGGTGGCTCTCACATGGCAGGTTAGCCATAGACGGACGCATACCCACCCCAGCAGACCCCTGTGGTTGTGCTACCTCAAGATTCCAGCATAAGGGGGTAGCTAACGTACCTCGAAGCAGTAGTCTGTACGGAGAACACATGAGAGCACTCTTCATGGCAGACCCAAGGTACGCTTTCTTAGAGGGGTACGATGCTGATGGTCTAGAGGCTAGGATAGAGGGGCACTACGTTTGGAACTGTGATACAGAAGGCCACCCATATTGTACATCCCTCATAGCTAAGAAGCCACAGGACCTTCATTCGAGAAGAGCAGAGAGTAAAGGTATTAGTAGAGATGACAGTAAGACATTAAAATACTCACTAACTTACGGCTCTTCAGCAGCAGGGGCTGCAAAGCAAATGAACTGGAGCTTGGCAAAAGGGAAGAAAGAGGTCGAGAGTTTCTGGGAAGATGCACTACCTCTTGCGATATACAAACAACAAGTTGAATCAGAGTGGAGTACAAATAATAAGAAATTCCTTACAGCAATAGATGGTAGACAACTACCTACGAGGAGTCAACACTCACTTTTGAATGTGAAGTTCCAGTCAGCAGGTGTTATCTGCATGAAGTGGGCTATGGTGTGGCTAGACAGGAAATATAAAGCACTAGGCTACTCTGGTAATCCATTTAAAGAGGATGTAACAAAGAAGAAGTGTTCCATGCAGTCTATTGCTTATCACGATGAAGGGCAGAATAGTGTAAGTAAAGAATTAGTAGACATAAGGACATTTCCTACAGAAAAAGAAGCAATTAATTTCAAGACAATAGAGGAGAAAGGTGGTATTATGTGGAGTGACATAAAAAAAGGGAAGAAAGATGATTACTATATTGCTTATTCTCCAACAGGAGAGCTTGCAGCACAATCTGTAAATGAGGCTGGGAAGCATTTTAATCTAAACGTACCACTAACAGCAGGATACGTTATTGGAGGAAGCTGGAAGGATTGTCATTAATTTTTAAGTGTGCTATACTCTTGTTTTATGAAGATACGTCAAACAACAATGGTACAAGTAGAGGGGTGGGTTTGAGTTTTAACAACAAAGATATGCAGCAAACATTGAAGGTTGGAGACACTAAAAGAGCAGCTTGTAGTCCTTGCAAGTCATTTCAAAATGTAACATTTCAATTAAGAAATACACCTTTTAGTGATGGCTCTGGACTTGTAAGACTGGTTGGTGTCTGTAATGCCTGTGATTCTGTGGTTGTTTTACCTCATCAACACTACGATAACATGTTTCTTGACGGTGGTGACTCTGAAGAAGAAAGCAAGAAAACACATAACACAAAAGCCAGACCTTGTGGTACAATGTATAAAGGTTGGTGATTGTTTTAAAATTAGATGTGATGGTTGGATATACGAGTCTGTTGGAGAGGTTCACAAATTTACACAATACAGGAAGCTCCCCTCTATCAGGAGGATTAAAGACACTATCAAGATGCTAAGAGCCGCTTTGTTATGTGAGGGGTATGAAGTGAGAGACAAAACAGCCCGTTGTTATATTACCAGTAGAGGTTTTGATAGTGGAGTTAATTAGGCATAGTAATAAGCACAAAAGAGCTTATATAGCAAAGTGCATCAACTGCGACTCAGTTTTTAGGGTAAGCAGATATGGGCTGAACACAACTAACGACCGAGAAGGTGAGTACATTCAAACTGAAATTTGCACAGAATGTGCTACATACGGGTTACAGTTTAGCGAAGAAGTTGAACCGTCAAATACATAAGTGTTAGTAACAGGCGGCTGTATAGCGCCTATTGTAAGTGGCTGGCTCTTCTGCCAGTCCGATTTTTCAGTGCTTTGTTATGTGCGATTAAACGGGAGAGATTAAAATGAGTGAAGATTATCCTTTATACCCAGAACTTACAGAGCAAGGGAAAGAAGAAGCACAGAAAATAATGGACAGCTTTAAACCCAAACTTGTAGCTTTGATGAATGAGGTATTGGGCGATTTATATACTGATGTCAGTTATTACGTTGACTCTGATCACTGGACAAATTACCGAAACGCCTTGATGGATGGATTTAAAGGATACCGTGGGGGGAGGGCTAACCACACGTATGATTACAAGGAGTTGCGCCAAGCTATTTACTCCAACCATAAGGATGAGGTAGTTAAAGACTTGAATCAAGATTTGGTGGAGGAAAATGAGAAGCTGAAGAATGAAATTGTGCAACTTCGACAGCAAATGAGAGAGCAGTACTGACACATAACGTCTTAATTTGCGGATTGCGTAGCAATTCCGACAACATTAACTTGTTAGAAATAATTTTAGATAAGAGGACAGAGATATGATAGATACACTTTTACTTCAAGGAGTTCTGGACAACATAAAGAGGCATATCAATGGAGAGGTAGATTACCTCCTCGTCCCCAAAATCCTCCTTGCAGACGGTAGTGAGGATAAGCAAGTTTTCAGGGATGTACTCACACTTGCGGAGGAGCAACAAGACGAATTATACCCACGTATAAAGAAGTTGCTTCTGCAAGCGGAACTTCTGTAGTAATACCAGCACTGGTTGGAAGTATGTAGTTGATCTGGTAGATGTCTTCCGAGCCGCCTACAAGTCTTACAATAAACTCCATCCAATCTTCGTAAGAGATGTGGGATTGTAGTGCTTGGTTGAGGTCTTTCTCAATCGTTTTATAGTTTAGGTGGTTTATTGGTTTCGTATTTAGAACCTCCTAGGTTCTTGGTTATTATTTATAACACTGGACTATACAGACTACACAAAGTCATACTGATGAAATCAAAAGGTTAGGCATTACGATAGAAGTTTATCTCCACACAAACAAATTTTAACAAAAAGAGAATATATATGACTATTGAAAAGAAAACGATAACTGCACAAGCTGGGTATGACCACCTTGGTATAACTAACTTCCTCACTGCCTTAGAGGACGCCAACAAAGAGGGATTCTTTGTAGACAGGGGTGGGAAGAATGAGTTCTGTGGTAAGCGGTATGGTGCTGGCTACTACAGTATTACTCTTGTAAAAGGTGAAGAAGGTGTTTCACAAGGTATCGAGGTAGATGCTTCTGAAGAGGAAGCTCCTTTAGGGGAAGATGCAGTTATTGTGGAAGAAACTCCTTTACAGGTAGAGGAGAGTTCTGATACCATGGCCACTTTAGAAACCCTTACTAAGAAAGTAGAGCTTCTGGAGTATGCAAAGGCGCATAACTTTGAAGTACCAGAACACATCAAACAACCAGCTGCAATAAAGAAGTGGATGCAAAAACAAGGTGCAGTATAGAGTGTCTCAGAGATATTCAAGCGAAATATTTAGAAACCTAACATAAGAGAGAGCAAGGTTATGAGTTTACAGAATGTAATTGGAACAGTTATGAAGTGCGGTGCTTACCAACTTAAAGAGCCTGACACATTTGTGTGGGAAGGAAAGAGCATAACAAACACACACCGACTCTCTATGCTAATAAAGAATGATACTGATGGAGTGGAGGCATGGTATGGCTTAGGGAGTACGGACAAAGATAACTTCTTTGTAAAGCGATTAGATGGTGAGGGGTATGCTATTCTTGGTGCAGGTAGTAAGGTGCTTCTCCAATACATACAAAACGGAGACTTCAAGAACGCCAAGAAGTCTGGCCTAACTATTATGAACCTTGTAGAAGGGAAGGCTTACGAATCAAAAGAGGCTACAGGAGGAGGCCAAGGTAACACTCCAGCTACACCTTTTGATCTAACAGGTATTAAGGTTGGTCATGCAATTAATGCTGCTTTGGAGTATTATGGGCATAAGTTTAAACCAGACAACCCTAAAGTAGAAGAGTTGGCTAAAGAGCTTCACACACTAGGTATTGCTGCCGAAGCGTGGTGTCAGGGGAAGAATCCAGGCATGAGCAAGCGGGATGTAGGTGCCTCTGTAGGTCATGCTGTAAGGAATGCTTGTAAGGCTAATATGGCACTAAAGACCAAGAAAGCTGATCCAGACTTAACCACAGATCAAATTAAAACTTACGTCCAAGATGTGTTGGCCCTCACTGTCCCTCTCTCAGCCTTCATTAAAGGGGAAGAGTTAGAGGAAAAGGCAACACCTAAAGAAGAGGTAGTGGTGCAAGATGTCCTAGAGGAGGAAGGTTCTTCAGGAACACTACAGGAAGCTCCTCCAACAGATGACTCAGAGTCCGACACCCCTTGGTAGTTGTGTCTAGGGAGGGGGTTTTCCCTCTCCCTCCTTAACAAGAGACGAGGTGTGTATGAGCGGTGGACATTTTGAATATAAGTGCTTTGAGATTGTTTTGTTTGCTGAGGAGTTAGACCGGGAGATCCAAGCAAACGATGACACAACAGTAGATGATTGGGGAGATACACTGGGAAATAGGTTCGAAGAACCTACAATCTCTAGGTTAAAGACATCTCTTCAGATCATTGGTTTAGCAGGGAGACTAGCAAAAGAAGTTGAGTGGCTTTATTCTGGAGATCACGGGGAAGAGTCTTTCAATGACTTGTTTGATGAGATTATGGTTGACAAGTTCATAGGTGGTGACACTGATGGGTAACTTCGTAGCAATAGATGGTAGTCTTCTTGCCTTCAGAGCTTCTGCTGCTGGAGAAAAGAGAACCATAGTTGTAACACACAGGAAGACAGGGAAGGCTAAACCCTTTGCTCACAGGACAGCCTTTAAGGAGTTTATTACAGAGACAAACGTGACAAGAACAGAGGCTAGGCTACTTCCTTTCCATATCACAGATTTCGAGATAGAGGATAAGATAGAAGCTCCCCCTGTAGAACAGGCATATAAGAATGTTAAGAGCATATTAAGCTACATTCTTAAAGCTTGTGATGCTTCTGCATATGAGGTGTACTTAGATGAGGGGTTGACATTCCGGCACCACCTTGCTACGGTACAGCAGTATAAGGGGAACAGGCTAGGAAAGCAGAAACCTCTCAACTTGCAAGCTGTAAAAGATTATATGGTGTTATACCACAAAGCAAAGGTGATTACAGACGTAGAAGCAGACGATGTTCTAAATTACTGGCAGTGGAAGGGACGGAGGGTAGGTGAGGGTAGTAAAGATAAGAAGTATATAGCTGCCACTTTCGATAAGGATGCTTTTGGTAATGAGGGGTGGGTATTTGACTTCAGAAAGGACTCTAGTGGTGTGCCTCTTATGGCAAGACCTCTCTATGTACATGGCTTAGGTGGCCTTAAAGAGAATGCAAATAAAGACATAAAAGGAGTAGGGAGGAAGTTCTTTTATTTCCAATGGCTTTGTGAAGACACAGCGGATAACTATAAGGCCAATAAGCTCGCTGGTGTGCGTTTTGGGAAGAAGGCTGCCTACCACTACCTAAAAGACTTAAAGACGGACAGGGAGTGCATACAGGCCGTTGCTGCTAAGTTTAAAGAGTGGTATCCTGAACCTCTAGCCTACACTACATGGGACAATTTAGAAATAGAAGGAGACTGGATAAGCTTGAGCCAGGAATATTTCGACCTAGCAAGAATGCGTAGGTGGGATGGAGATATTTTAGATGTAGAAGAGTTTTACATTAAGCATGGTGTTGAGACTACCGGAGGTAGGAAGTGAATAAACACACGAGGTGTTATAGGGCGAGACAGTAACCTAGAGTCAGGAGATGTATTATGGACAAGATTTACCCTTTTTGTACGGGGGCTTTTACCGGCTGCACAATACTCCTACCGATAGGCGCAGTGGTTGGAGTGGATTTAACTTTAAGTAACCCACTTGTTGTTTGGGCTATCTGTGTGGGAGCACTCATGCTCGCAACCAAGCCATAATATCAATATAGCGGTGGATTGAGTTAAGCAGTTTTCTACCTAAGTACACATAAAAAGATTTGTGGAGAGTATATGAGGCCACTAAGAGAAGAATTTACCACACCATTAGACCTAGTAGAGAGAAAGTGAATAAGAAGACCTGCTGTACTCATCCTCTTACAACTTGTTGTGCCTTTAGTACTTATTAGTAGTGTGTGTACTGCAGCAGTGTTATTTTTTAAAGAGGTAAGAAGCTTCATTGTAAGGTGCTGGTAGGAGAGATATGAAGAAACCTTGGGAGGATTACCCGAAGATATGGCCTACAGAGAGTAGGTTCTTCTCTTTCTTAAGAGGAGGTATAAGGCGGGGGCTGTGGGAGAAGCACCCTGTTAAGCTCACATTTATTAAGAAGAACAGAGGGCGTATAACCAACCCAAAACCTAGTGAGAGGTTCCCAACGGTTTGGGGGGGTGTCTGCTCTTGTTGTAACCTAGAGTTGGCAACGAAACACTTACAAGTTGATCATAAAAAGGGAGGACACTCTCTAAGGTCAAGCAAAGACCTTCAAGCTTTTATTGAAGGATTAGTCTTTATAACAGAGGACGATCTGGCCTTCTTGTGTAAACCTTGTCACGACATCAAAACTTATTCAGAAAAGCACACAATATCTTTTGAAGAGGCAAGATTAGAAAAACGTGTTATCCTTGTTATGAAGAGGGAAGAGGTTGTAAAACGATACTTGAGGATGAAAGGCTTCTCCAGTGAAGACACTTCTAATGCAAAGAAGAGGAAAGATATTATGAGGAAGGTTGTTCAAGAGAAATCCAGAGGGGGTGCTGATGGGTAGTCTACAAGAAGAGGCAGTAAAGCTAGGTGTTCTTGAGTTGGATGGTAGTGGCCTTCTTGCAAGAGAGATTGCCCAAACATACGGGATAGGGAAGAGTACTGTAACAGATTTCCTCCGAAAGGAGACTTACCAGTTGTGGCATTTGGAGAATGATGCAAAGAAGGTAGGTACAACGGAGAACAAACAAGAGAAGGTGGTTAGTGAAGAAGGTGTTTTTAGGATAGAGACAACACCACACAACCCTACAGACACCAGAGAGAAAACACACTTAGTCATCCCAGACACTCAATGCAAACCAGACATAGACATGGCATACCTCTCTTGGTTAGGAGAGTACATTGTTGAGAGGAAGCCTGATGTTATAGTGAACCTGGGAGATCATGCTGATATGCCCTCACTATCCTCTTATGACAAAGGTAAGAAAAGAGCAGAAGGGAAGAGGGTGAATAAGGATATAGAGGCAGCAATAGAAGGTATGCGCTTTCTCTTAAAACCCTTACACAAGTACCAAGAAGCTCTAAAAACGTCAGGAGGGGCGCCATATAAACCCACAATGATACTTGTCATGGGCAACCATGAGTCTCGTATTGAGCGTCACGTAGAGGCCAATCCAGAACTCTCTGGACTCCTCTCTTATGACAACCTCAAATATAAAGAGTTCGGATGGGAGGTGCATGATTTCCTAAAACCTGTTATAGTAGATGGTGTCAGCTATGTACACTACATGGCTAACCCAATGACAGGAAGACCCTACGGAGGAACTGCTATGAATGTCTTGAAAAACGTAGGAGAATCCTTTACAATGGGGCACAAGCAAACATTAGACGTAGCTACAAGGTTCTTACCTGCTTCTGGTAGGCAACAGTGGGCCGTCATAGCAGGGGCCTACTACGCACACTCAGAGGACTACAAAGGGCACCAAGGAAACCACCACTGGCGAGGTGTCATCGTAAAGCACAACGTAAGAGACGGAAGCTACAATCCAATGTTTGTTGACATCGACTATCTGAGAAGAAAATACAACAAGGAGTAGTAAAATGAGTGAGAAAGTACAGCAGCCAAAAGAACGTACTTATGTTGTGAGGTACGAGATGAAGTATTCTCTAGGAGGTTCAGAGCTAAGGGGCTATTCCCCTGAGCTTACAGAGGAAGAGGTGGCTCCTTGGGTTCTTAAGCAGGGTCTCCTTGCTTATGTGTTGTTCGAGTATAAAGGCTCTTTCACAAGGTCTAAGGACTTCGGTGTAGCGAGTGAGTGAGCAGAGTGGCTTCTTAACAAGTAAGATACTCTTACTGAATGGGCCACGTCTCTGTGGGAAGACCTTCTTCGTAGACTTCCTTCAGAGGTGGTACAACATAAGAGACTGTCGTTGTAAGGACAAGCTTATAGTTCTTACACGAGAGTTATTCTGCCTCTCTAAGAAAGAGTTTGACACGTTGTATAATGAGAGGGATACGAAGGAGACACCAGTTCCTGAGTTTACCATAACCACACAAGCTTTTAAGAAACTAATGGCGTTCTTAGGAAAGGATTCTGGAGAGAGGTTAGCTGATAAACAAGACAGAGACTTTATCCACCTCTCTGTTAGAGAAGCTTTGATATACGTTTCTGAGATTATTGTAAAGCCTTCTTTCGGTAAAGCTTATTTTGGGGACACAAGAGCGAACAGCCTTCAAAGTAAGCACTGGTATATAGATGACTCTACAGGTTTTGAGGAAGAGATATACCCATTACTCAAGAGACTGAGGCATGAAGATATTCTCCTAGTCCGTGTAAGAGGTAGAGGTGAGTTTACAGGAGACAGTAGGGGGTATATTAGGGAAGGTGTTGTAAAGAACACAGTAGACGTGTATAATACAGGGACAGAGAAAGAGTACTTACAGAAGATGATGGACTTAGCGGAGGATTTCTATGTCAGTTAAGAAGAGAATACTTGTAGACGTTGACCTCACTGTTGTAGATTTATCTCGAACTTGGTGGAGGTGGCTTGAGCTTCAGACAAAGGTAGAAAAGGAGTACCCAGAACGAGGTCTTGTAGACTACGACTTATCTACCTACTTCCCACAAACAACAGACCCTATGGACTTCTGGAGGAATGAGGGATTGTATGACATGGGTGTGCCTATAAAAGGCTCTGTTGAAGCTCTGAGAGATTTAAGTGAAGAGTATAACATATTCTTTGCATCTCACTGTAAAGGCAATCACTTCAGGAGCAAGTACAGGTTTCTTGACAGGTATTTTCCTTTCATGGAGGGGTTTGCAGCTACAAAGGAGAAGTATGCTGTTTCTTGTGATATAGCAATAGACGATAGGAACGTATTCCTAAACTCCCTTCCAGCAGAAACCCCTAAGCTCAGATTCGAGACTGGGTTTAGGCAAGATGTCCCTTTGTCCTGTGTAGTCCATTCTTTCAGGGAGTGGTGTTCCCTACCACAGATTATTAAAGCTCTTGAGACAGAGGTTAAATCTTGATTTGTTCTATGTTAAAAGAAGCTGGCCATGAGCAGGCATTACTTGGTATGAGTTTGTCATACTATGACCACAACATCCTACTAACAGACTTCTGGACTGAAGAGAGGTACAGCAGGGCTAAAAAGAGAGCCTCTAAGCTAGCACATAAGGGAGGTGGTCATAATAAGTTTCTTGAGTCTATACAGGTGTGGATCTTCATACAAAGCTCAAGAGACTTCTGGTCAGAGTTTGACACCTATCGTGCAGGGGTGACTAAGCAAAGCTCCAGCACCCTCCACACATTGAACAAAAGGCTTACTACCTGTCTTGACTTCGATAAAGGTACAACACTAGCTGCTATTGATAATCTGAACGAGGTGATCAGGAAAGATAAAAAGGATATTAACCGAATCAAGAAAAACTTACCAGAGGGGTGGCTACAGGAGAGGTTGGTCTGTACAAACTACAAAGCTCTTCAGAACATAGTGAGTCAAAGACAAGATCACAGGCTTACTGAGTGGCAGGATTTTGTTGAGTGGTTGCTGTGTAATGTGGAGTATCCAGAGTACATAGATGAGAAGATATGTAAAGAGGGGTTTGAGTGAATTTTATAATTGGTGTTGTAACACTTATCATCTGTGTCCTTGTATACAAGTTTATGCCAACAGGGGACGATGATGAGCATTCTTCATAAGCAAAGAGGGGTTGGGTAATGGAGGATTGGCAGGTAAACTTTGAAGAGGTTTTCTATAATCTTTTGGATTCAGGGTATTCAAAGAAAGAAGCCCAAGACCTTGTAATACAGAAGATGGAAGCAGACAGAGAGTACAGAAAGGAGGAAGACCCTATCACACTAAGACTGAACTACCCACTAAAAGGTGTTGAGGAGTTGGACAGAGTAGTAGTTGAGGGTGGGTGGGGCAGTATGCCCGAAGAGAAGAGGCGAGCCTTACTCTGGGATATGGGTCTGGATACCAAGGTGTATCCTTGGAGACTTGACATAGGTTTACATAGGGGTGCTGGTGGGGATATTGTATTCGGGGCTTATTTGTATGGGCAAGAGCGAGTAGATAAGGGATGGGTCACTAAAGTCGTAGAGGGGAGGAGGGTAGCCTCAGAAGAAGCTCAACTACGAAACAGGAGTGACCCATCATTCGAGCGGGAGCTAAGAAAGCTCCAAGGAGGGGTTTTCTGTTAAGGGTTTACTTCAGAGTTTTTCCGTAAAACTCTCTTATAGAGAAAAGCTTAGAGTCACAGTCTTCTAGTGCAGCTTGTAGCTCAGCTGTCAGTACGAGGACATCTCTGTAAGTGCTCCCACTAAAAGAAGGCTCAGGGCAAGCCTCCAGTAGTTGTGCTGGGGGTTTCCTCTCTACTATATCTACCTCCCTCACTATCTGTGTTGGTGTACAAGCTGTTAAGAATGCTAACAGGAACAGGCATATCAAGACACGCATCCCTCTCCTCCTTTATTTTTACTACCTTTCTTAGAAGTTCTTCCTCTACTTTTTCCTTTCTTCTCTCTCTTAGTGCAAGAATCCCCTCTGTCTTAATCTGTTGTCTTTTTAATTCAGCTATTGTGTTTGCAAGTGTCTGGTTGATGGAGACAGTTTGCTCTACTTGTGATCTAAGGTTGTTAGATATACCAACCTGCTTCTGATACTTACTCCAGACCACTTTAGTTGTTACAAGCAAGCTCAACAAGGCAAATACAAAGACACCTACCACCATCATTTTCAGCTTACTGAGTCCCAACATCCTTCTTCCCCCCTTGAACACACTGCCACTTATACCCAGCGATTAATCCTGTGAGGCTGATAATTATAGGGCTGAGTACTATAGCCATTGTTGCTATGTTCTTTGCTGAAGTTTCATCCCCGTACAGTGCAGTAAGCAGGCAAATGAATAATGTTGCTAGCAAACTATAAAAAGAAGTTAGTGCAATATGTCTTCTAATCTTCATTGCATCCTTCTCATCTGGCTTCACCATCATGCCACCTTCTCACTACAATAGCACCTACTCTCTAGGTGGACGAGAAGGCTCTTAATACTTCGCTCAACACTTCCTAAGCTAATGTAAGACCTAACCTTAGCTAAGAGCCTATCGTCCTCGTAGGGCTTCTCTATGTAATCTAAACAGCCAAAGAGGAATGCATCTCTTCTGTCCTCTGGTTTCTCATTAGATGAGACAAAGATTACAGGGATATTCCTAAACGTCTTGTCTTCTTTTATGTCCTTACAGATGTGTTTCCCATACTCTATACAACCATCCACATTTACGATAACTAGGTTAGGCTTCACCTTTCCAAGAACACCCCTAATAGACTTCGGTGTTCCTCCCACTAACACTGTATTAATCCCCTCTGCCGAGAGGGTTTTAGTTAGCACCCCCTCGTCATCATTAACTAACACCACCTTACTAGAACACGCCTCTTTCAAAGACCTCCTAATTACCTCCACTACACACCGTCCTTTAAGGCATTTGCCCTAGCAAGATCTATCCGTAGCTGAACCACTGTCTCTGCCAGTGCCTTTATGCTGGAACTGACTTCTGACATATCCTCGTACAAAGGGGTCATAGCTTCTTTTATTAAGACCCTGATCCGCTCTTCACTAATAGAGTGTTCCTCTAAGGCTTTAACCTTCCCCTGTAGTTCTATTATCTCAGTAGTCTTTTCTTTATCACTTACATATAAGCTTTTACCAAACCATATCAGAAGTCCAATAAAAGGTGCCCATACATATTTGAGAAGTAAAGACCAAGACAGGGTTATAGCTCCAGTCTCTGCTGCTGGCATTAGTCTATTGCTCCTTATAGCTCTGCGTCTAAGACAATGTGACCGCCCATTGTGGTTGTAGTGCTAGCAGCAACATTCAGATTAACACCTGTACCAGTCTCCCCTGAAGCAACAGCTGTAACAGCCTTGTCAGTATTAGAAAGGACGTCCCAGAATGTCCCAGAAGCCCCTCCTGTCCTTGCAGAGTAGAAAGTGACAGATGGTGTGTCCCTCATCCTAACTGGGCCATGATAAGAACCAATAGTGGAAGCCCCACCAACAACTACACCAAAGAAAGCCCCCTCTTTGTTTTCAGAAGTGTCTCCTGGGAAGACATCAAGCTCGTATGTTTTCTGGTAGTACCTCTGGCAAAGGGCTAACTCTTCTGAGGGGTGTCTGCGTTTGAATGGAGTGGCTGTGTCGCCTATCTCTACTTTTACTTGAGATATGTCAAAGTTGTTTGGAGTGCTGTTACTCTCTATGCTTATATACGTGTGGCTACCTGTACCTATCGTTTTTCCTGAGAGTCCTGCCGTGGTATATGTGAATGAGTGTTTAGCGAAAGCCCCTACGGTTGCAGATTCAAAACTGGCAGCTTGTGTGACATCACCACTTCCACCAATTCCAAACCTCTGAATGACTTGTGTTCTTACCGAAGTCGCAGATGCCGTCCTTAAGTAAAAGCTTACTGTTATTGTCCGACCTGCCAGAGACCGGGCGCCCTCTACAAGCTGTATCACACTAATAGCGCCACTCCCCCCTGTTGTTCTGAGGAAGTGAGCAGGCTCTCCTGGGACATCTGTTTGACCGAGTACATGATTTTGACGAGATACTGTTCCTCCCCCTGTACCTTGCACTCTCCATCTATCTGCATAAGAAGGAGCGAAGCTGTTGGTATAAGTAAACGAAGTACCTCTCTGCCATATATCAAAGTTCCCATTAATAATGAGGTTGTCTTCACTAGACCCTGCTATAATAGCAACATCAGCTACCCCACTATCGTCTGTTACAGACACACCTTCACCAGAAAAGTTAATAGCTTTTGGCTGTGCTACAACAGTAGAGCCTTCTTCCTTTACAGCAACAGCAGCAGCAGTCTTAATCTGTGCCATTGTAGCCTTCTTGTCTGTAGTCCCTTGCTTAATATGTGTAATGTCAGCATCAGCCAATGTAGTGGCAGAAGGGAACCCTGATATTTGTATTGTTGTCATTCTTATTTACCCTCTCTTATGCTGTTTTCTTAAATAGACGGACTGCCTCACCTGCTATGGTGTCCGTCCCTTTATCACTCCAAGTACCGCCTAATCTTGCATTAATTGTTGTAGCTGTCTCACTACTATCTGCCAACACAAAGTCCCCCGTAGAGTGCCTCTCGTCTAAGTGAGCAACCCACCCAGCGAGGTTATTCAATAAGTAGTTGTAGTGTTGTCTGCCTAGATTCTCATTACCTATGAGACCAGAAGCAGCAAGCTCTGGTGTTGGGGCCGTCTTGTTAGGTAAGCCTGAGACAGGCTCAGTGATACTGTCAGTGGCCCACACAAAATCATCAGTTGGTCTAGTAGCCATATCCACTCCTTAGTCTGGGATTACTATTTGTATTTGGTTGCTGTTATCATCTACTATCTCATTACCGTTGTTATCTACTAAGATGGTAGCCTCAGAAATTGGTATCTCAAAAGATACAACAGAAGCGAGCGCACTGGTTCCTGGTGGGTCATTAGTCGAAGCTAGTGGGGATAAGCCAGGGCTTACTGTGCCATATACAGTTACAGAGATATTATTTCCATTGTCATCAACAATAAGGTCACCTACATCTGTTACAAGGTTGCCTCCGGAGACATCCCCTACTTCTTGAGGTATCACTGTAGCATCTGTTGGGTCAAACAACATCTGTGTTAATCTGACCCCTGCCGACTTAGCCTTAACCATCAGTAAGAGGGTTTCTAGTGAAGGTTCACTTGTTGCAAAAGGTATTAGTGATGCGGGGTAGTGCTCAAAGAAGGTAACTCTTGAAGCACCTGTAACAAGCTGAATAAGTTCTAATACAACCTCAGTAGACCCATCAGCATTATTAACCACCACCCTCTGCTTAAGGGCTTCTCTGTAGACTTCATCACTTCTTCCTGTCCTAGGCTCTCCAATAATCTTCCCAAGGATGTCTAGCTGTTCTCCTGTTGCTGTATCTAAGCCCCTTGCGTTTAGCATTTGAAAGAGTGTGGTCTCTACTTCCTGTACACTCTCCATGTAGCTTTGAAGGAGTCCCTTTAGATTAGGAGAGTTTCTCCACTGCCAAAGCAGCCTTTCTGACCCTTGCTCTAAGTGATTAAAAACTCTAGGTAAGGCCATAAGCTACACCGCTACTATTGTTATATCTGTGTCTACTGTAGTCCCTCTACCGTTAAACGATATAGCAAGTTTTGTAGTTTGCCAAGAACCACCTGAAGGGGTGTCACCTTGGTTAACCAGTGCTTGCACTTCTACAGTTAAGGAATCAATACCAGATACAGCATTGTAGATTGGGCCGTAATACCTAGAGGGGATTACATCCTCGTCTAGTTGTAGTAGGGAGGTTGTAGCAACAACAGCATCTTTTATAGCCTGCTCACCCTCTGTTGGAAAGGTTTCCTCATCATACAAACTATAGGTTATCCTAAAGGCAAGGTAGATGTCTTCTGGTCTTGAGAAGTTAACATCACGCTGTCTTCCCTTACTATCAATAACACTTACGCTTAAGCCTCCATACGTGGCTATTCCTGCTGCTTTTGAGACCCATATAGCCTGAGCTACGTCTAAGTCTGTACCGCCGTCTACAAGCGTCTCAAAGCTCTTAGCGGGTCTTCCGAAAGCGTCTGTTACGAGAGTGACATTCTCAATCACCTGAACACTAGACACCCCTGCTACAGTGGACACTACATCTTCAATAGCATCTACTGTAGAGAGACCATTGATCTGCTGACTCACCCTTATACGGAGCCTAAGCTCTTCGTCTAACTCTTCTGCTCTGCCTGCAGTCAAGGCTTCTGGGTTAGTAACTTCATCCCATCCAGCAACACTACTCACTACAGAGATCACTGAGTTGGGAGGAGCAATAACAGCCCCTGCAATCTCTGCCTCTATACTACCGTCTACCGTAACGCTATCTGCTGTCAATAGCGTGGTGGTTATAATAGAGATGTCATTAGGATCATCTGTTGTTATTGTTAGGAGTGTACTCTCTGTGTTTAGTGTTGCTATCCATGTTGCTGCTGTATCTACAGCAATAAGCCCCTGTAGTCCTTGTATGATCTGAACATCCGTTGCAGAGCCAGTGGTGGTGAAATCGTAATCTGTTGTGTTGATAGTGAGTCGATACAAGGTAGAGTCTAACACTTGTGCTGGTGTTATAGTTGCAGCATAGCAAGCAGTTGCTTGTATGTTCACCACCTCTGTTGTTAGAAACCTATCAAGACTCACAGGGTTCTGTGCTAAAGCTCCAAGAGGGACTACAGAGCCGTCAACTCCGGTAAATCTTGCAGAGCCTGTTGTCTTTAAGGCAGCAATCCGAGAAATACCTACTAAGGCTGCAAGGTCGTCTAAGTTTCTACCTTCTGCCTTATCTACATTAAAGTTGTCATTAACTGACTCAACTAGCTCCCAAAGCTCTGCAAGAGACGTTCCAATAATGTTGTTTAGTTGTCCTAAGACTTCATCATCTTCTGTTGAGATGTTAGAAGAAATGTTATTCCTTTCGGAGGTAGTTATTTCATCAATAATCTCTGGTAATCTTTTTATAGTTAAACCGTCACTACTCAGTCCAGCCATCCTCTCCCCCTAAAGTAGTTGTACTCTGTTATGTCCTTGCTGCTTTCCCTGCTACAGAATCAGTGTCTTCCTTAGCCTTGGCTTTCGCTGTCGCTACCACTTCAGGAAGTGCCTTACCTTTTTCTGCAATAGTGGCGATCCTTCGTGCATTAGCTGCGGCCTTTACTTCTTGATTCCATGTGCCAAGCGCCAAACCTTTAACTTGCTCAGATTCGTTTGTAGTGTCTGCTTCTACGTCAATCAATTTGTTAGGCCGCGCGGCTATCCCAACCTCTACCCCGTCCTCTTCTACAATATCGAACACTTGCTGGACGATTGCCCCGCTTGGTAGGACGTGATTGATTGCCTTAGTTTTCTCTACAATGCCTTGGGTTATAGCTGTTGTGGCTTCTGGATTGGCTTTGAATGTTGACCTCGCGGCTTTTACTTCTTGCGTCCAGATCAAAGGGGCGATAGCTTTAACCCGCTCTGATTGATTGGTCAGGTCATCATCAACATCAACAACATGACGATGGAACTTCGGAGCCATCTCTACTCCATCCATGATTACGATTGTAGATAACAAACATTGAATCCGGCCATCGTCCATAATTTCTAGCTTCTGTTCATACCGTTTAGTGATCATATTTTATACCTTGTATACCGCAACAAACATAAAGTCCGCGCCGTCTGTTAGCCCAGCGTCATCGTAGTACACACTCCCTGTAGCAGCGTTCCAAATCCGCAAGCGAATAAAAGTAGCACCCTGCTGAACAAATCCCGTTATACTCTCCCCGGCAGTAATAGCCAAACCCTCCGCAAAGCTGATTGTGCATGTTCCGTAAGAGTTACTTATACTGGATGATGTAAAGGGAAGGCTGTCTATCTGCACAAGACCATCTAAGGTGCCTTTTAGGTCTACCGTTATTCGACCCTGTACGGTTACGACATTCCCATTTTTTGTGTACCATCCATTTTGAGTAATATATGTGGTGTCCCCTGCGGTCACGGAGCCACTTAAAGAAGGCGTCCATGTCCCTTCCTCGTAATCATCCAGCGTGTTAGGGTCTGCACTTGGCACTTGTGTTGAGGGGAACTTAACACCGGAAGTGACCTCATGCACCCCGGTGGTTTTTGACCCCGTGCCGGTTACCCTAAACCCCTCTGACCCCGCAATATTAAATTTTTGGTCAAACAGTGAGTCGATCTGAAGAAAATCGACGCCAGAAGAATCGCCAATCCGCAAATTGTCGAACGAGTCCATCCGGATAGCATCGATCCGTTCCCCCGCGGTGTCGGTCACCCGTAAGGCGCTGGTATTATTTGTGCCTAACGTGATGTCTCCAGTAGCTACTAAATCTTTTGCTGCAAAATCCTGCGCCACGTCACCAGAGATATTAGCTTTAGAAGAAATACCTAGGTTTACCTGCATCTCTGCTAAATCTACTGGATTACCAGCTATTGTATACTGGACTCTATTTACATCATTGAGCCAATCAGCCTCAACTATTGTTACGCCGTTCTGGAATACTGTATCTGTCACTTACTGCCCCCTAAATAACATTGTCTTTCCCTTCATTTTAATAAATCCTTTTGTAGATATTTACAGAAGTCGTACAACCGGACACCAGAGTAAAGGATGATTATTTTATACATTGGTATATTTTGATACCGGAGACTAGCGAGGAAGGCGTTAGAAGCATACTTACGAGAGATGTTTAAGTTACCGTTGTACATCTCCTTTAAGAACCAATCATGTATAACAGCAGACTCTTTATATACTCCATCAGGCTTCAGCCACAACGATAGCGGAAAAGGTACACTAGCAAGATCAGTTAAAAAATTATTTTTAATAACGTACTGTTTGTTGTTATAAGAGAATGTGAAGTCTTGTTTTAAAGACCACAACCCTAACTTCTCCTTTTTAAGGGCTAGTTCAGAGGAATAACTAATCACAACTATTGTACCTCTTCATCAAATTGTCCCTGCAATGGCTACACCTGCTATAGCAATACCAGCAATAGCGCCTGTGTATGCTGGAATACCTTCTGTAATGTCAAACACTATAGTCACTGTCTCCCCTGTTTCAGTTAATACTTCAGCTGAGACTATAAGATTTCTTTGACTGTCTAAAGAAGATTCATATTTAGTAATACTAACTACGCCATCTCTTGTAAGGATTGCATCCTTTATCTCTGTGTCTGCAATATTCTTATTAGTCTTCCCAAGAAGTTGGAGTGTGTTAGTTCCTTGTTGTAGGTAAGGTACTCCATATGTTTGATTAGCAAACCACTCTCCCCTAAAGGCAAGAAGTGTTACAGCTACCTTCTGTCTCGTAAGCTCTTCAACAGACGCTGTAAGCCTCATCTGATTATCTTCTAGACTTATGTCGTGTGTAAGAGGGTCTATAAATATATCTACCATAAGCTTCTCTGCACCTCTATATCACGGTAGGTGGGAATGTAGGCACTTGTACGTTGTTATCTGAATCATTTGCTTGTGCATGTACGTGTAAGTTTAAAGACACCCCTGTAGCAGTGATGAAGTCACCTTCTGCTGTTATCTGAGCACCAGAGGAGTGCAACACACTGCCATCTGCTTTAAGCTTCAGTGAATGACTTGGATTCTCTAACACCATATCACCACTACTCTTCTCTAACCTGAAAGACAGGTTATTGAACTTAAGCTCGACATCTTTTGTGTTAGGAGAAAGGTTACTCTTCTTAGTGTACAGGCCAGGTATTGCTATTGCGTCTGTGGGGTTATGATGCCTGTTGGTTGTAGGGATTTGAGTTATCGCTCCACCACTACTCTCTAACCAATCATCAATACTCCTCATAGAGTAAACAACTAATACTGTATCACCCCTCTCTATAGGGAAGGACAACATCCCACCACCACCAGAGGGATATACAACAGGGACACCTGCAACAATACCAGGCTGTTGAATCACACCATCATCGTAGACTCTCGTAATAACAGGTCTAACATCTACTGTTTGATCTTTACCAAAATCATTCACTGCCTCTACTACAGCAGGGATAGCTGTGTATAGTCTTTGTCTTGCAAAGTCTTTAAGCAACGTTCCAAAAGCTTCGCTTGGATTAATCACTTCTCAACCTCCCTGAGTGGTCTTGATGCTGGTATCCCAGCTTCCACCCTCGTAGTCCAGCTTGTGAGTAACAGTGTCTACTTTGTAACTCCCCTTGTACTCACCTTCTTTTATCTTCACAACAGTTTTTAAGCTAACACTTCCATTCAACAGCATGTCAACAACAACACCCTTCTTCTTATCTTTTGAGGAAAGGCTCTTAGTAGAAGAATCATTCTGGGGTTTAATGCTCTTTATCTGTGAGTTATCTAAGGTGATAACCTCTACCCTTTCTGGGGCTGTTTTAGGCTCTACATAGAGACTTCCAAGAGAAAGGTACATCCTGTAGTCAATGTCGTTACAAAGCTCTTGTATCTCATCTAAGAGCTTTCCTTCGGCATTGTATCCATTAGGGAGGGGTGCATCTATCTTGTGTACGGTTAGAGCAGCACCAGTGAAGCCATCTAGGTTTAAAGCCAGAGCTTCTTGGGTTGGTTGGAGTGGTTTTGAATGGGGGTAGAATCCTCCTAGAGGTACTCCTCTAACCTTAGCTTCCTCTATCAAGTCCTCCAACACATCTCTGTATGTCAACGTCTTCCCTTTAGAGGGCTTCCCCCAATGAAGGCTCACCCGGGAGTTTCCTAGAGTGATGTGGTGGTCTTTACAGAAAAGAGTGGTAACTTGATCTTGCCCTTGTTTTCTTGTGTGGTGTGTTTCAATCTGTCCCGTGAAGACAAGGGGGAGTTCAGCATTTTGTACATAGCCAGCCTTCAGTAATACAATTCCGTTATCCTCAATATACTTTAGCCTTGATGGGGCTATGTTGTATATCTTGATAGTGGAGGTTTGATCATTATTAGTAGACATACTGCCTAGGTACTTTATGTCTGCTGTTATCTGTAAGTCTTTTATCTTTAGTGTTGTTTCCCCAGGCTGGACTGTTAAGTAGTCCCTATACTTACCGAGTGAGGGTTTGTCTGGGCTTAATCGCCCCTTACTTAAACCTGATCGTAAAGAGGGTCTTATTAGCAAAGGAGAAACTGCAAGCTCTAACATCTTTTGCTTACTACCAATACTTAGCTCATAGCTTCTAATGAAAACATCAGACATCTCCCTCTCCCCTAGAGTTGACTTAGTTCTTCGTTTGTGTAATACACCAACTCATAGGCTTTATCTAAACCTAAGTTGTCTCGTCCTACATTAGAACTGTCTTTCTCCACCCTTACACAGAATATATCCCCATGCTCGAAATTACTGAGGAGGTATCTCCCTAGGAGTGACTGATTCTCCATAATCTTTATCCCTGACTTAACAACAACACCTTGCTTACTTATGTCCATCCTCCAACGAGAATCTCTTGTGTTGTAGGTGTAAGTGATGTCATAATCTATACCACCAAGAGATACAGTCTGTAAGGAGTGTGCTGTGTTAGGTACGTTTAGAGTTAATGGCATCAACTTCCTCCTACTAAGCCTGTTACTCTTGCACTGTCTAAAAATGGATCTTTGAACAACCTAACACCCTTATCAAGGGTGCCTTCCTTGTCTGCCGTTGGTTCGTCAGTTGCTCCTGCCCCTGACTGTTGTTTTGAAAACAGATCTACAAACTCAGTCCTAGGTTCAGACATAACCTGTGAAGGAGAAGCAAACCTTATCTGTATTGCCGTAAAAGAGACAGTGTAGCTAGAGTCCTTGCCAACAGAGCCTCTGTTCTGGTTTTGGCTAATAGACAACACTTCAAAAACACAATTAAGGATTGGGTTGAGATCATTACTGTAGTAGAGTGTAAAACTCTCCTTAGAGTCTCTTATCTCATACAAACCTTTAATATAGTCTTGTGGAGATTTATGAACTAATTTGTGTGTTTTATCTCTCTGTGGCTGTAACCTGACACTCTTGATAGAGGAGACAGTTCCACTGAACTGGGCTGTTATGTTCTTATTAACATAATGATCTGACACAACTGACCCACTCTCTACAGGGAACCTTGTTGCTTGTGATGGGAGAGATATTTGTATAGAGTTTGTTGAATCAAGCTCATATACAGTACCCTCTTTTGTTTTTATATAGTATAACCCCACCAGACCTCCTAGTTATTTCTAGCTACACCTGATAGCATCTTGTTAACAACTTCCTCTGAAATTACATCAGCAGCACCTTCTACAGTTAAGCCTTCTACGTTTACTACGCTAGTTACAGAGACTGGGGCTGTGCCTTTTGTAGAGGCAGCTCTTCTCTCCCTGTCCCGCAATAAGAGTGCTATATCAGCAGTGACAGCAGCAGCAGTTCCTGTCCCTGGCACAAAAGAGGCAACCCCTGCACCTACCTCTATAGCTGCACCTACATAGTCTCCACTGGACATCCTGCTTATTAGTGCAGGTATCCTAAATAAGAGTCCAAAGAGGGGTAATTTATTTACTACCTGAAAAACTGCATTAAAAGCCTTACCTAATACTTGCGGTAACTTAGTAACTATAAACTTACCTATTCCTGAAAAGGCGCCACCAAGTGCTGAAATAGCCTTGCCTAAAAAAGTCTTACCTAAAAGAGTCTTTATAGTATTAGGTACTATTTTTAAGAAGCCTACAAAAGCTTGTATTGTTACATGTATCTTCTTTATTTGCTCTGCAAATATCTCAGAGCCGTCTATACTTACTAGCTTATTGAACTCTTCTACAAGACCAAATGCAATAAAGAACAAACCAACAACACTCTTAAGTGTATTCCCTATGACCCTGAGAGAGCGGTCTAGGAGGGTTAAGTCTTTAATAGACTTCTCTGCACTAAAACCTGCACCCATGAGATTGATTAAGTTTGTAAACGGTGTTATAACAAAGTTGATAAGGGGCATAAGCAGCCTAACTGCTGTACCTATTACTGCTACAGTACCACCAAACACTCTACCAAAGGCTTTAAAAGCTGGGGTGAGGGTGTGTAGTACGCCAGAGAGGTCTTGAAAGAAGCTTGCGAATCCACCCTTACCTGCTTCAAACCCAGCCTTAACATTTAACTGCATTTGAGAAGTGAAACGTTGTTGCTCTGCTTCAACCTTCTTCAAACTTGCGGCAAGTGCACCAGTCTCTCTCACAGTCTTTCTTAACTCAGCAGCAAACTTAGGAAGAAACTCTTCTGAGGAAAGCTTACCACTACTGACCATCTTATCCAGTTCTTTGGTAGTCATGTTCATGGATCTAGCTGCTATCTGGAAAGCACCTGGAATCTGCTCACCCAACTGCCTACGCAGCTCTTCCATACTAACCTTACCTTTCGATAAGATTTGACCAAAGGCCAAGAACACCAAATTAGTTCTCTGGGCATTTAGACCAAAAGACCTTGCAGACTCAGAAGCTGCCAAGAAGATTTCTCTTGTTTGTGCTGTGCTAAAATTAGCGGCTCTTGATGCAGCGCCTATCTTGGCGTAACCTCCAGCCACTTCTCTTAACTCAATACCTAAGCCAAGGGAGGTTCTTCTTATAAACTCAAAGTCGATTGCTGCTTGCTTAGTAGAGCCTGACGCTGCTAACAAAGTTGCGTCTAACGACTCTAATTGCTTCCCTACCCTAAAGAAAGAGCGTCCTACACCTACTATTGCAAATACAGAGGCATAAGTCCTAACAAGGTTTCTCATACTGTCTCTTAGGCCGTTGGCAGCTATTTTCTGCCTCTCCATAGCTCTCGTAGTTCTATTAAAGCTCTGTGTTATCCCGCCCAAGTCCCTGTTTAATTGCCCAACACTTCTACTGATCTTATCAAACTGTAAACCTGTTGTAGCTTTCTTGGCAGCAACCCTAAGAGAGCCTAGCTCAGAGACAGTCTTACCTACTTCTTCACGGATAGCTTTCAGTCGAGCGTCTGTTGTGTTTGGGTCAATCCTTCTTAAGATGTTTTGACCCCGTTCTTCAGTAGACATTATCCTAGTCTCAGCCCTAAACTGTCTACCCTCTAAGCCCCTGTGTACAGTGCCAGAACCCCCACCACTTGTAGTAGCTCTTGCTCCAGAACCCCTTACAGAGCCACCTGCAATCTTGGCTGACTTCCTATTGAGTTTGTCCAATAGGCCGTCTATTCTCTTAAGACCTTTCTCAACATCAGAAAGATCCATGCCAAGCTTAATAGTCCAGTCTTTAATCTCGTTTGGCATAAATCTCCTGTTATTTATTCTTAAGGTCTAAGTCTTTGTATGAGGCTGTGTCAAGAGCATTCATTATCTCTACATACTCCTGTAGTCTTAGGAAGTCAGGGAGTGTGTACTGCCATTTAAGTGTGTTTGGGTCTTTAACAGGGCAATGCTTAGAGGCCACTGTGTTGAAGAACAACCACTCAACCTCTTCAATAATAGTCTTTTTAGTCTCTTGTATTACCCTTGTTGTGCTTGGCCCAGCGTCATCTTCTCTCTCAAGGAACTCAAATCTAAGCCTTTTCCCTTGAGATACTCTGTAAAAAAATCTTTAAAGTTGGCCTCCAAAGCAAACTCTACAAGAGAGATCAACCTGCTATACTTAGCAGCGAAGTGCTGATCAAAGTCTATCGTAACACCGTTACAGGTGGACTGGTTTAGTAAGAGTTTCATTGTGTCTACCACATCCACTTGATCCATTTGTCTGACCAAGAGAATAGAGGCTTCTGTCCACATACTCTTATCTTCTGGAAGAACATATTCTTGCTCTCCACTCTTATCTACTATTACACCTATAATAGGGAGAGCTAAGTTGATTAGTTTTAAACCAACAGAAGCACCCACTGTAGCTGGTAATAGCTTAACTGAATAAACATCCTCTCCAATCTTCTTGTCAAGGATACCTTGTTGTAAGGACACCTCTTCTGCAATCTTCTGTATCTCACTCTGTTCTACCATTTCCCCTCCCAGAGAACTAAGGGGTCTGTAGTGACCCCCCCAGTCTTTCTTTATCTAAATGTTAGTCATAATTGTCGCAGTGTGAGCAGCGATGATAGCCGCATCCACCATAGATGGATCAACACCCTCTGGAGAAGAAGTGAATTGCAATTCCTCACAGTAGAACACCCAGTCCCGTGTCTGCCCTGTTGCACTGCTCCCAAGAGTAATCTCTGGGGCTGTCTTCAAGTGACAGTTCTTAAGAAGTGCTAGAACACTCCCTGACGGGTCTGTGATAGTGATACTCCCTCTAGGGAAGCCTAGACCTGACTCTTGACTTACCATGACACCAGAGAGGATAAAATTACCCCTGCTTCCCTGTTGTAAGGAGATGGTACAGGTGCCTGTCTTGTCAGGAAGGCGAGAGATGGCTAGTTGACCATCTGCACCTACCTCTTCGTCCGTAATGTCTGAGTTACGAGAGAAGGTGATAAAGGAGTCAGGGGCAAGACCGTCAATAGGTGCCCCCGACCAAATCACCTTAACGTCTTTTGATGAATAAACTGGTAAAGCCATTAAATATCTCCTATTAATCTACAAGTGCAAGTGTGCCAGTGACGACAACAACGTGGATGGCACCAGCTAAGATAGCTGTGAATGAGCCTGTAAGCTTACTAGCACTTTTCTCAGCAAGTGATACATCAGCTGCTCGTGGGAAATTAGTGGTGTAGGGATCATTCTCTCTCAGGATGTTTGGCGAAGCTTCTGTAGATACGTAGCGGTTAAGAGTGGTGGTTAGAACCCCTCGCATCTCCGCTATCCCGTTATCCGTGTAAGACACTTTAGGAGCGTTGATTAGTTTGTTCTGGTATGCCTCTCTGATCCTTGCAATAAGTAAATCCCTACTACGAATAACATCAATCCACTCACCAAGACCACTACCACCACCTACAACACGACCTTCCCTTGTAATGGGTATGCCGCCTGTCCTAATAACAACATTAGCATTCCTTGCTTGAAGGTTGTTTAGCTCTGTTGCTGAGAGTACATTGAGAGAAGTTGGGTTAATTCCAAAGGCTACACCAGCTAATTGCTTATTAGCCCAAGTGATAGTTCCTGGTTCATAAGGCCCACCCTTACCCACAAAAGCACACTCAGGGAAGGTAGTGTCTGCTGTCTGGTGGAACATACTTGCTGTTCGGAAGTAGTTAAGATCAGTGAGTTTGCCCAGTGTATCTGTAGCAGGAACGGCCAAGGTAGCCAACCCATTCACATCTTGACTAGAGACAAAGTATAGCTTCTCTTTTGCCTCTACTGCAGCTGCCATACTTAGGATGTAGGCCTCTGTGTGGTCGTGTGCTGTGATGAAGTAGAAGTCGGAATCTACAGCTTCAATCGCAGAGAGTCCTGCAGCAGCAGTCTCTGTAACAGTGTATGCGTCTGCAAGACGCTTCAAAGTGTTAACACTGAATGCAGTGGAACCTGACTTAGAAAGTGTTAGAGTTGTAGTACCTGCAACAGTGACACCAACGATACCACTCAAATCTGCCTTAAGGTCTGTTACAATGTCTGCGGCTGTCTCAGATCCTGTAGATGTTGTGAAGGTAGCAACAACAGCTACATCATCTGTACCCACAACAGTGATAGTATAAACTTGCCCTGTAGCCGTAGCAGCAGAAGGTGTGAAGGTTATTAAGTCTACCTCTCTTCGCCCTACTTTGATCTGAGAAGGAGCTGGTGACTGAGAGAAGAAAGCACTAGCTGCTGTATGCTCTTCAGAGCCAGCAGGGATGTCTGCCTCTAGTCCTACTAAGTTTGTGTATGTTCTAACTCGTTCTGTGAACCAATTGTGCGCACTGATAAAAATGGGAATCCCAAATCCAGCCCTGCTCACAGCACTTGTCTCTAGGCTTATAGATACCTGTACAATATCTTCAAGAGCCATATAATCTCCTTGAAAGGTTTAATTTATTTTTTATTAAGGTTCGATAATAGTCATATCGAGGGGAGCAGGGTCATCATCAAACCTGTGTAGTTCACCATTAAGATGCACATTATCAATAATGCCTGTGTTGCTGTCTGTCAGTGAATCTGTTATATTGAACACCAGATTAAAAGAAGCAGACTCAAGATACTTGTCAGCAAGTAACACTGGCAAATTATCTGGATCAGTTAAAGAGACTACGCTACCACCTAGTGTGGATCTTACGCTGTCTCTTACAGAGGGGAGTCTTAGATTACCGTGTAACTCATTTATAATACTAAGAGCATCACCACCATAACATCTGAAGTTAATCAGGAGTTGTTTGTTTGTTTCATACACTGGGTTATCTGTGTTTGTGTCTACATACTCACCAGTTAGCCAACCACTTTCATCTCTTGTGTCAAGGATACCTACAGTTATATAGGGGTAGGCTGGCTTTACACCGTTTGTTCTTAACCTGATGACAGCGGCTTCTGGACTACCTGTAGGCCCAGTCTGTGATAAGAGAGCACCTACTGCTACTTGAGCAACAGAGACAAACTTAGCATATATTGCTGGTTCGTCTATCATAAGGTTGCCTGCTGGTCTTCTCTAATTAAGACGTATGTATGATGATCTGAGGTTAATCCGTAGAGAGACCAGTCTTGCTCTAACCAGACGTAATACCTGTTGCCATCTATTGTTGTCTCGTCAGCCTCTGTATCTCCAAACTGTGTTGCAGTTTTTAGGACTGCACTTGTGTAGAAGATCCTTGCATCACCAGAACTCTTCCCTTCTGGAAGAATACTCTGCCTTAGAGAGCCTTTTGACTTATAGGGCTGTAGACTCCCCTCAACGGATATTGCAGGGCTGTTAGGAGGATCTACCCACTCTCCACCGACATAATAGCCAGCAGAGGCTTGTTGTGTAAAGGAGAGGGTAGAAGTCTTTAATAGTGTTATCAATCCCTATCCTCCTTTAACCGTATTATCTATTGTTGTCCTGTAAGCCACCTTATCTCTCAAACTACCTGTATCAACAAGAGGGGCATCAGGGCCATCTACACCAACACGCTTTCTTGTGTTTTCACTGTTTGGTGTTAGTAAGGATGGGTCTCCAAAGATGTCTTTCTCCATCACAACAACAGACTTCCCTATGTCTTCTAGGAGATTCAGACTACTCTCCCTAGAGAGACTTTTCTTAGCCCAGTCCTTCACAGCCTGCTTGAGCTGTGGGCCACTACCTTGAAGTCTAAATTCTAGTATGGAGAGGATTGGTCTAGGAGGTATAACTACACCTGTTGTCTTAATGGTTGCACCTGTGTGGTGTAGTCTCATTATGCCCGGATAACTCATCTTAGAACCAGTGTGCTGGCCTTGCTCTTGGAAGTGCCCTATCTCTACAGACTCTTTCTCTAAATCTTTAAGTTGTTTTAATAGGTTCTCAAGACCCCTTCCCTTCTTCACCAACTTCGCTGTCAACTGTGGCATCACTGGTGCTCCTCTTTGTACTCTTTCTTTTGAGAGTAGGTTTTGCAGATAGAGCTTCTTCATCTGCTTCTGCAATAGCCTTAAGCTCTTCTTCAGTAATAATTCTTCCCATGTACACCTCTTAGTTTAAGAGAAAGCCATTGTCATCATCTCTTGTAGATGACTTTGGCACAGTGGTAAACTCCCCTTCTTGTAGTGGAGGTAGGTTAGAGTCTGAATTATTCCTAACCCTGTTTATCTCAGTTTTGCTTGTACCTCCAAAGAAATGAAGGACAGGGGTTAGTGTGATAGATGGGTCTCTTAGTAGGTCACTAAGGAGTTGCTTATAGTGTGCCCTTAGTTGACTCCACTTAACCTTAACATCCCCCACCTCTTCGTCTACCTTCTTGCCTAACGTAGAGACAATATAACGAAGAGCCTCTAAAGAAGATGCTGTTATATCATTACTATGTTTGTCTAGGATGTATTGGATGACCACATCATCCAGAATATACGTTGTTTCTGCATCACCTATAGTTAGCCTAACCTGAGCAATAGGGTCATCTGCAGGATCAATTGTTACTGTCATATCACCTCACACGAAGAATTGCTGATTCGGCAACTAGGTTTTGTGTATCTGTGTTATTCTCTACCCACACCTCAAGATAATCATTTTCCTGCAACACCGCTTGCCAAAAGACTGTGGTGTTTTTAGGATCACCTGCTGAAACTTTATTAGTCTCCCCTGAGTTGGAAATGATGCTGCCGTTTAGGGCGAGGTATATCGTTATGTCTTTATTTGAACCACTTGCTGCGGATATTGTTGCAGTAATGTCAATAGGTGAAGTTACACCTCTCTCTGAGAGGGATGTTACCCTCCCTGACGTATCTCCTGAGAAAAGAGCTACCCGCTCTACAACCCAAGTCCCAGCCACCTTTACAGGGGTATTTACTACTGAAATAACTGTCTCTGTGGCATTACTATTTAAGCTCAACATGGCATCTGGTACTGTATTAGAGACACCACTATTATCCCTGAAAGCCCATCTTACGTCAGAAGCTGTGTAGCCAGAGACAGGGACTGTCATGCCACCCAAGTTCAGTGTTGAGTTAGTAATTGTACCAATAGCACCTGCTGGTAGATTTGCAGAAGCTGCTGCAACCTTTACACCAATACCTCCTGCTGGAGAGGAGGTAACTAAGTTATCAAGCTCTATATTAGCACTGACTGCTGTCCCAAAATCAACACCTATGAACGAAGCTGAAGAAGAGACCATCACAAACTTAACTAGAGATATGGTTGTATAAGAAGACCCACTAACAGTTACACCTGTGTATCCATCTAGGGAGTTTGAGTTGTTTATTATGAGTGTACTTATGTCTGTAAACGTGCCGTAACTTAGACAACTTATTGTCTGCACTGTGCTTATGTTTACAAAGGATGTCCCTGGAACTGTATCAGTTATTGTAAAAACTTCACCAGAGGGTACATCAAGATTTATCTCAGACAGGTTAAAGTTAGCGTCACCGCCAATAAAAAGACTTGAGGCTGTTGTTGAGAGTACAGGGCCAAATGGGTTTTGGCCTGTTATTGAAACTCCGTCTGCAATTATTAGTTTATCCGTCAGGGCTACACTTGCGCCAAAGACGTATACCGTGTTTGCTACAAGCTGTCTCTCTCCAGCTGTGGCTGCCGGAAGGTCACTAGCAGCATTAACAATGACTACGTTTGCAGGTGTGGGTGTATGGGCGCCGCCTCCCCCCGCTATCCCTGTTGTAATTGCATTACCTGTTACAATACTCACGTGTTGTAACTCTGTTGGACGAATACACTATATTGGCCAACAACAGTTGCAGGCTCTACCCTCAAGAAGCTCAAGAAGAACTTGTCAATAGGAAATGTAGTTGTACCATTGGTAAGAAGTATTGTTTTTTGTGTGTCTGTAGCTGCATCCACCAAGTTCTCATAGGACGCATCAGGGTGTCCTTTAACAGAGAATGTTAGCGTCCCTGTAGCAGAAGCAACACGTTCAATTGTAACTTGAAAGTGAGTTGCTTGGTTGTCTAAAGGTATAGATATATTTCCATCACCTTGTACGTTAAGAAGGGCTTCCTCTGTTGCTAGTCTAAAACTCGCCACTACTACCTCCTATGATCAGGGAATGAAGGGGCTTGTTACGGCCCCTTCAGTACTACCTATGGTGCATCTCGCAGTGCTTTAATAACTGCTTGTGGACGCTTAACAGCATTCAAGAAGTTAGACTCTGTTTCAATAGTAATCTCAGTGTCCGTACCGTTCTCATACTCAAACATATACTGCTCTTCACCCAACGTGTTAACAAATTGGAATTTGTGAGCAGGACTGTAGTAGGTGAGGAACATGTCAGAAGTACCCATAGGTACAAAGTATGCTTCGTTGGCTGGTATACTCTTCTGAGTAGACCCAGCAGAATCAAGGAAGCTGCCACGATACTCAATAAGACGTAAGCCAGCATGTTCAAACTGACGGAACCTACCACTACCAAGACGGTTACGTTGTGGCTCTGTGTTTGAGCTGTAATATTTATAAGCTTCAGCTACAGAGGCGTGACCAACATAAGAGGAGAAGAACTCAGGGGAACAAAGACCAACAATGTCAGTAATAACTTCACCAGACTGAATGTTGTCTTGCACAGCTGCAATAACACTCTCATTCTTGTCAACTAAATCAGTTCCAGCTGTATCTAAAACAAAGTCAACAGTAGTCTGAGACTGACCCATCTCAGTGTACCAGTTAAGGGATACAGTGCTGTTAGGGGCGTACACGATGCCTTGTAGGGCTTGTGCTCGTGCATACTCCATAGTAGCAGCCCAACTCTTACGCATACGCATCATCTTGCGAGCACGTACCTCATCTTGCATCTCATCTTCATTGACAGAGCCCTTACGTCTGCGACCTTGTACGTCAGCAGGGGTGATAGCATCATCAAAAGGGAAGTGAGGTACAGGTACAGAGTGCAGCTTGCTGTAATCTTCTTTGTTGTACTGAGAACGCTCTCCACGAGGCTTATCTTCAATAAGTACCAGAGAACCAGAAGTCTCATCAAACTCAACAGTGTGTTTAGAAACACCCCGTCCTTCAAACAAACCTAGTTCGTTAATCAGACCCCACTGGTTTGGAATAAGCAGAAGCTCATCAGTGTAGTCGTTAAGAACGAAGGCGTTACCATTAGATCTTGCATTAGGCATTTCTTAATAAACTCCTTTAAAATTGTGTTTCAATGCTGATGTCTTTTGCTTCTAGGCTTGCATAAGCAACACCTAGCTTAGCGGCATTGTTGTAGGTGGCATCAAACAACAGTACGTCATCACCAACAATAAGTGGGCCACGAATCAAGACAAGAACAGTGGTGTCAGTGGCAGCGGCAATCACCAGATCTTCTCCGATGGTTGCACCATCTCCACCAATAAAAATAGCATCCACAACCTTGGAGCCATCAGAAGCAGTTTCCTTTGCTATGATATACTTACCACTTGCTGTGATCTTGCCTAGAGTGGTTCCCATGACATAAGTAGTCTGGACTGCTTGGTTTACAGTGACCTCTTTTCGGCACCAGCCTTGTGGAATCCAAAACTCTTTCTTAACTAGGTCGGAAAGGCGTTTAGGTTCATTTGAAGTAACAGGCATCTATTATTCTCCTTCTTCTTGTGTGTCTACGTTTACGCCCAGTTTAGCCAAAGCCTTCCGAACATTTACTTTAGACTTTTCAATAGCTACTAAGTCTACTTTAGCTTCTCCACCCATACTCTTCTGTACGAACATTTCAGAGTTACTGTCTTCAACAGCCTTATGTGCTTTCTCAATAATAGTTAGCACTTTCAAAGAATCTTCTTCAGACAGTGATTTTAGAATCTTTCCAAAAACCTCTGCTTCTGAATCTTCAATAAAGCTGTAGCCTTTGGCTTTCTCAATAAAGGCCATCTCTACACGCTTATCTTCTTTCTGCTCTAGTGACTTACGAACAGCTGTTTCTGCTTCAAGAGCTTCTTTTAAATCAGCTACAGATTTCAACACCTCTTCCAAGGTTTCTTTCGTTTCTTCTGACATTGTGTCTCCTGTGGAATCTTCAGAGTTTTTCTTTATGGTCTTACTTGCTTCACCCTCTGAAGATACTTCAGAAGATAAACCTTTTTCAAAAGCTGCTTGAGCTTTTAGAATTCTTTTTTGATCATCTAAGTTAAGATTAAAAAAGTCATCACCTTTATGTAGTGACTTCAATAACTCAACACCTTCTAACCTGTTGTCAATTACTTCTTGCATGGACTCACAACAAGAGTAGAGTTCTTCATCCTGCACTTCATAACCCAGTAAGCTAGCTAGTGCGGCTGCATCTCTACTCCACATATCGAAGAACTTGCTTAGGAAGTCTTCCATGCTCAGAGTCACTTGAACGTCTGCTGCTTTAATTATTTTATCCATGTAGTCTAGTTTTGAGATGTCTTTAGTTGCTTTAGTAACTAAGACCTCATACTCATTTGCTGGGCCTCCTACATCTGGCCCTACAAGACTCACCCTAGAGCCACTTGCTTCAAAGTTAAACCTACTAAGCCTACGCTTAGCCTTTACTCCATCACTCATTAGATAGATCCTCTACTCTTGCAACACACTCAACAGAGACGCCAGTGAAGACACCCTTCTCTACTTGAGCCCACATGTCCTCGTCTGGGAAGTGCCACCACTGAAGCCATGCACCTTTCTTAATTGTCCTTCCGTCATCTACAGCAAAGTCTGTAGGGTTTACAAAAGATTGCTCAACTAGAGCCTTCTCTTTAGAGACATCTACCTGATGAAACATACTAGCTTTCATGCAGTGTGTGTTGTAGGAGATACATCCCTTCTCAACTTCAGCCTCTGAATAAACATCTCCGTGAGCGTCTACTTCGTCAGGAGAGAGAACAACAAAGAGTGCGCGTCTTTGGGCTGAATCTTTACTTTTGATAACGTCAACATTCTCTTTTATATTCTTCGTTGAAGCAAAGTGCTTCTCTAGGAAGTCATAACACTTCCTAAGAACCTCATTTTCTGTCATGCCCTTTCCCCAGTTGTTTTCCTTGTATGCTATGGAAGCCATTTATAGGCGCTTACGTTGTACCAGCTAGCACCTAGCTCTACGTTGTCACCTTCAGAGTAACTAACCTCAACCAACAATCCGAAAGTTCTAAGACTGTATGCACTAACATCTTCAGTTAAGAGGTATGCACCTATCTCTCCTCGTTTGATGTTTATGTCCCTGATTATCTGCAGCATGTCATCCTGAGTGATATGAATACGGAATGGGATTCTGTCTTGCCAGAGTGTATTCGAGCTATAGCCACCTGTTGCCTTGACAGTAGAGTACTTAATGCCTCCGATGTACGTCATAGCAAAGGGTCTACCAAACTTATCTGTATGGGCTACTTCATACAAGTACCCTGGCCTACTATCAAACAAGACAACAGTGACCTGTACATCTTCACCCTGTCCGTCATCCAAGTTCAGCGCGAAATAGACTTGCCCAACAGGAACATCTATACCATCACCAGCACACTGACAATGCTCTATCATGTTGTAGGCAATGAACGTAGGGACAGCAACCTCAGCCTGTAGCATTAGCTCTTCGCCTTGCTCTTGCCACAGCGGAACAGGGTTAGAGTATTTAATACTCCATGCTATATGTTTATTGTATTGAGAGTGTGGTGAGTCATTTGCATTAATGTAAGCACCACCAGTGATACCTTTACCTTGAATAACAGTCTGGTTGGTGTTACTGTAGTTACTACCAAGCTGCCAGTAAGCAGGCTTTGGTATCTGTAGTGATGTTGGTGGGTTGAATGTTGTGGGAGCGCCAATTATATTGGCCCCCATCCATCGTGCTGAAAAACTCCACGAGTCTTTTGGTGCATTGAACTGTGTATAAGCTTGCTGTTCAATGTTTGTGATGCTTCCTGGGGAGGCTATAGGTTGCCACCCAGCTGACACAGTTTTAGAGAACAGCACACAACAGAAGAAGAGTGTAGAGAGTACTTTAAGATGTTTCACTTATTCTATGCCCTTATAAAGTCTTGTTTTATTATAACTCTGTTATCAGCTAGTGGGCCTTCCAGATATTTACTCCAACCTTTAGATGGAGCAAGAAAGCCAAGCTTTGCCTTATATATTTCCCCTACTTGTAGCTTGTCAGCTGTTGTACCAAAATCAGTAACAGCCAACCTCACTACCACAGTTGGATCAATGTAGACCACTTCTCCAAGAGTTAGCTTCTTCTCTACGATTGCATCTTCGTCTAAATCAGTTGCATCCACTTTTATGAAGTAGGCTACTTCTGTTATGTCTCCTGCAAGAACACCTCTATCTGAGAGGAATGTGGATACATCAATAGTGATGCTCTCGGCAGCTTCAAACTCTATGTTCATATTATTCCCTTATAAAGGTTGAAGGAGGTTAAACCCTAGTGGCACTTCACAGTTGTAAATAAAGGCTTACTTATAATGTAAGTTGATTTCTGAATAAGAGGTACAAACACCCCAACAACACCACTTGATCTGATTATAGTGTTACTAAGAGTCTCTCCAACATTACCAACAGAGGAAAGTAGACCATACACCACACTACTTGTGTTACCTGTAACCTCTGAAATATAGCCTGTGTTACTTATGACACCAGAACCACTGAGTGGTGTTGCGTCAAGAGTTTCTGTGAGGCTTCCAGAAGTACCTAGAACACCAGAAGCAGAGCTAGCACTGCCTGTGAGTGTCTCTGCTATTACGCCAGCTGTTGAGAGGGTGCCTACTGAGTCTTGTGAAGTACTAGAGAGTACTTTTGAGAGAGACCCTACATTCTTAAGACTACCAGTACCTGCATTAGTACTACCACCTAAGACCTCTGAGAGAGAGGCTATGGCCCCTAATTTACCACTTGCTGTACTTGTTGTTGTTGAAGTGGTGGAGTCTAAGGAACCAAGTACCTCAGTGGGCAGCAAAAAGATTGTCTTCTTTTTCTTTAAAACCTGGTACGGTGCATCTGACAGACAAACTGATTCGTCATCGTCTAGCGCACGGTTGAGTATGTGGAAGAATTTTACTGCGTGTGTGCCTTCGCAGCTGATACGCTTTCTTGTGTCTGTTGTCAAAGGTGGGCCGAACCATGCTTTTGCAGCAGTTAGCTGAGAATTCCTATGGTAGTGAACTGCATCAGTTGTCACGTTATTTGAGTCGTAACTTATACAGATTATGCCTTTTTCTACGGTGGGGATCGTATCGTCTATTGCGTATGACCCATTCCCATTTGCTACCCAAATCCACCTATTTGTCGGGTGTTTATCTTTACAGAATGCGACCATCTGGCGATCTTCTACAGTCGGCGAATGCCCGTATCCAATTTTAGACCAATCAGCTGTAAGCGTATCTTCTCTTGCATCAAATATAATCGTCCCTGCCTGCGTATCTAGCTCAGCGTTATACCCGACATCATCAAAATGAATATACTCCCCGTAATCCACTCGGTTCCTGTATTTAATACCACTAACTAGATCAACTTCGTCTGTAACAACACACGCAACGAGACTATCAGCAAACTGATTGCTGTAGTCTATTGTCTGACGTGATGTAGGCTTACGCTGCCAGAACTCTTTTTCTCGTGGGATTAAGAGAGCCATTACACGTCTGCTGTGTACATACCGAGCATTGACGCGCTTGCTGTAATATTCTGATCAATAGCTTTCAGCTTGATGCGACCCTTTCTCCCCAAGCCGTGAATTATCTCTGTGTGCTTCCCTGCGCCAGCGATTGTCGCCCTGCCTACAAGTCTAGGCTCAGCGTACCCTGTGTCGTCATGCTGCTTTGCTTCGTGCCAAATCTGGCAAGCTCCGGCTGCTGCAAACACAGTTACATCAATTTCGATTGATGCAGAAGAACAACCGTCAAGATTTTCTCCTGCTAGTGTGTTGTAGTCCGTCTGTGCTCCGGCACTAAATCCGCCAGAAGCGATAGCCGCGCTGGCTTGCGCTGTAAATGCTGGTGTTAGAAACCTATCGAATCCTCTGGACATTATGCAGTACCTCTAATTTTTTGAACGTCAGCAACTTCGACACGAATGTTTAGCTCTTGAGCGCGGCTCTCAGTCGTGTCGCCCAGCGCCAGAATCGTTGCCTTGTTTGTTGCGTCAAAATTAGCCAGTGCGGTATCATCCACCAGCCCATCCAGAATATTACCCAATACAGCTAGCACCGTAGGGTCAGTAATATCAAACTGATCAAACTCCTCCAGCGCGTCACGAGCAATCTCTGCTGCATCACTGGTAGATCTTTTTAGATCAAGCCACTGGCCACCCAGCAGCATGTATCTTCGAATGCTGTAGCATTGGATTGGTTGTAATATTGCAATCACTGGGTCATTCAGCAGTGTTGCTGCGTCCACGTCACTCAACCCGCTGTACGCTGGTAGTGCTAGCTCGTTACTCAATATGCTCATCAATAACCCCTGTAGCAGTCTGTTAGTCAACCTGTGCATCACTTACTAAAGCAACCCACCAATCTTTTGTAACCTCTTCCATCTCTTCCCAACACCTTGGGAAGTATTTCTGCATCTGATTGAGAGGGTCTTGGTAGAGTGTTTCATACAGTTCTCGTGCCTTATCTTCTAAGGCACTTTCATCTGAAAGCATAGGATAACCTCTTACGGATTCCCAGCTGTAAGGACAAGAGAAGTAACAGACACATTTAGACCAACACTGAAGGTTGTAGTGTTGAGGTTTAAGTCAGATCCAGATGTACCAACATCTCCGTCTACAACAGCAGCTCCTGTACTATCTGTAAGCCGGAACCATGTAGCTGTGCCAGCAGCATCTGCACTGGTGTCATCAGAGATGGCGTTAGCTGTCATTGCCCCAGAGGAGGCTGCTGGGAAGGATGGGTCACTCATTGTAAGCTCTGCGAGCAAAGTAGTTGCAGTGCCACCTGTTGCTGGGCGTGTACCATCATAGATACGTAAAAGACCTGCACCTGCACCACCATCAATAAGTGTTGTAACTTCGTCTAGGCGACTATTCCGTAGTGCTACTATAAAACCAAGAGCCATGCTGTTATACCTTTATTTTGTAGGGTTAGTTTTCTTTATTACTAATTGAGTTATCATCGCCTTCAGAAGAAGACTCTCCAACACCATCGTTTAAGCCAGAGGCCATACCGTCTCCACTCCTGCTAACCATAGCTACTACAGGTAGGAGTGTTGTATCTGACTCTTTTAGTGGTGGAAGGTCTAAAAATTTACATCGGATTGTGTCCTCTATATCCTCTGTAGGGCGTAATAAGTTTGTAGCTGCTACCCTCTGGAGTGACTTGGACAGTGTATCAATATCCCTGTCTTCAAGATCCCCAAATTCAAACCTGCAAGCCTTCCTTGGGTCAAAGTCCCAACCATTCAACTCATAAGTTTGACGTATTAAGTCGTGGTTTAGTGTACGTTGAATATTCTTAAGGTGGTGCTCAATGCCCATTGCTAACAAGCTATTCTTATTCTCTGCAAGAGCGAATGACCCATGCTGGTCACTTCCCAGCTTAAGAACGTCAGCAAGGAATGTCATCAATATTTTGGTGTCATGCCTCTTTACAATTTCAGAACTGTCGTATTGCTTACCGCCGCCCTCGATTCCCTTAAGATCAAAAGTAAACAAAGGCTTCCCTTTGTCATCATAGGCTATAGGGATGATGCCGTAGCTCTGCTCTCCTACGTGGAGGTTAGCAGCTTGAGTTTTTAACTCTTGTACTACAGAGGCTTCTGGGCTTGTATGGTCTGCTGAGGCTTTAGCAAGATATGCTACGTCAACTCCTATAAGAGGTGTTCCTCCGAAGTCTTTTGAAACACCAATAGTTTCTAACTCTTCGATTAAACTTCTATACTTCCAAGAAACATAGCAACTCTTAAGAGGACTTACACCTTCTGGGTTGTCTCTCTTAGGAGCATTCCTGAACAGCATAAACTTCTTACGAGGAACCTCACCTGTACCTACTGTTGTCCTGAAGTCTGAAGGTATTCTATTTGTGTCTTGCTTTAAGCCTGCAAGTGTCCCTGACTGCTTATCAAAGATCCACTTACTCACAGTGTCCTGAGAGATGGTTCTAAAATCTTTCCACCCAACAAAATCACCTACTGGCGTACCTACAAATTTCTCATACAGCTTCTCAGGTGTATGGAACCCATAAGTAAGATAAGAGAGTGTCTCCCCTATATACTCTTCCCAAGGTCTCTCCATCGTAAGCATGTTGTAGTTAAGTTGTTCTGCCCTAGTTTGCTCCTCTTCTGAAGCATCTTTTGGTACAACAACCTCCCATGCAACCCTGCTTATCATCACCTCTATTATGTTCAATGCAGCAGCTATGTTAGCATCTAGCAGCATAGTCTTGTATATAGCTGTTGAACGGGGGAAGCGTAGCTCTGTTCGTGCCTCCTCTAAGATGTACCCTTGCACTGTAGACAGTGATGGTGCAGAGTAAGCGCCTACCCGCATACGCTGTGTTGCTGGGTTGAGGTTTGTAGTAGTTCTTATGTTGGTGTTCTTTTGCTTGCGTACCCGAGCCGTCCGAGGCACCCTGCTTCTCTTCTTTGACAAAGTGCCTCCTATCTTCTTATTGGGTTGATGTCGTGTATTGCTTGTTTCCCGCTTGTGGAAGTAATATCTCTAGTGCAAGCAGATAAATTAAACTTAGGTATAACCTTCTCTTTGCAAAGATAGTTAAATGCAGATGCTACGCTGTCAGGCCAATCATCTTTCCTAGTAGTGGAAGAGCGTTCCTCGCTAAAGGATTCGTTCTCCTTGTACCACTGATCTAGTGTAGCTTTATTTGGGAAACTGCTTTCGACTATCCTAACCAAGCCATTCTCACAAGCAGATGCAAAGGGGTGATACTTCGTAACCTTTGTCTTAGTGATAGCCATAGGGTCTTTCTTTACAACAAAACCTTCTGCTAGTAGCTTCATAGAAGAGGCTTGAAATTCTGAAATACCTGCACTACCAGGGTCACATGCGAGGACAACTATACAATCAGAACCATCTGATCTTGACTGCCTCTCAATAACCTTGTCCCTCTCACCACACCTTTTCCTAAAGCGACCTATGATCTCACTATCAAGATCTGAGCCTTCAGTAATGTAGTTACCTGTAATGTAGTAAAACCCATCCTTACACTTACTAAGCTTTGTTGAGGCTGTGTAGTCTGGGTATCTGTCCTTCTCACTTGGCTCTTTTGCAGCCTTGTCCCATGCTCTCACAGTTAGACATCCAAGAGGCACCTTATCCACCTTTACAAGCCAATCTCTCTCAAAGTAGTTGGAACCTTTAGGTCTTGCATACCAATTACCGTCCAACAGCCTTGCTCTCTCAATATTAGGGAGAGACTGAAGCTCTGCAAGGTAGTTTGGGTTAGCTTCTATTAGCGCGGGGTTATCAAAGATTGTTGCACCAATAAATGTAAAACTTTTAGGTGGGACTAATATCTTTGTTCCTGCATCTCTGTTGTTAACATAACAACTATTAGGAAACTCCTCTATAAGCTGCTCTCGAGTATTCCTGAATACAGGATCACCATCAATAACAACAAAATACCTTATCTGTCCACACTTCTTAGGGTCTGGGTAGCCCTCATCATCCAAGTACCACTCAACCCAGTTAAGAACCCAACTCGCTTATATTCAAGAACAGACGCAAACTGTTCCCCGCCTTCTAAGGCTGCTGCATATCTCTATGCAGACTAGATCATATCACCACCTTTGCCTAAGCACTAAGGTGTCTACTGTTTCGACCAGCATTAGCTTCTGGCCTACGTCCTATGGACTGATCGTTGCACAACTTTAAAAATGAAAGCCTTCAGAGAGTCTCTTATAAGAGACTCTGTTTTTGATATTACCTATCTTCTTCTTTGACACGCCTGTTAGGTCAGAAATACCTTTATAAGGAACATTCTGTTCTAGCAGCTTGCAAATCCGCACAACCACTTCACCCTGTATTGAGGCTGATTTTGTTGGCCTGTTGCTCCAGTCATACTCTTCCCTTACATCCTCGTAAGAGGGTTCAAAGAGTATTTGCTTAACACCCCCTAAAGGTATGTCTAGGGAGGTAGCTATATCTTTAGCTCTCCAACCATCCATTGTGTAAGCTATGACCGTGTGGGCTACTCGGCAAGAGTGTTCCCGCCTACTTCCCACAAGTTTGCCTTCCAGTGAGTGAAGATTGTTTTCTAAATAGGTACACCATTCTAGGTTTTTTACAGCATTGTTCAACCTGTCTTTGTCAAGATGGTTTACGCAAGGCTTCTCTTCTAGGTTTGGTATGAAGGTTTGAGCAACAAGTCTGTGTATGAGGTGCTGGGTCTTCACTGAATCTTTATGTAGTGAAATAACTTTATAGCCAGAACTGTTTGCAGAAAGTCTTCTAAACCTTCCAGCCATGTGGCTATATACATCACCTTCTCTTGTTATACTATAAAAACCTTCAAAATCTTTTATTGCTTTCATCTCAACTACTACTCTTCGTTGATAAAATCGCTCAGGATTACCCTCGCTATTGCGATAGGGCTTCCCCTGAATTAAGTAAATTTTCGACTATGATTTCTCACAGAAGCGACTAAAATTAATCGGGGTCAGGGTTCATACTGCCCATTGTAAAGGAACTACCTTCTGCCTTAGATCGGAGTCTTGAGAGTAGGTAGGTGAATTGGCCTTTAGTGAAATGTGTCAACTCATCCCAGAATATTGCGGAATACTGTAACCCTTGGTGGTCTATCTTATTCTTCTCGTGCTCTAGGTGGCCGTACTTAGCAAGAGCGCCAGAGGGGAACTTCAACGTGTGATCTTTCTCTCTAACCTTAGGTCGCCACGGTAAGTACATCTCCTTACCTTCTTCCCAAAGACCACCAGCACCATCTAGCTGAGTTGTAGTTCTTCTGAAGTAGATAGCTCTGAAATTTGGATCAGAGATATATCTCAAGAGTCGCATAAGGAGTGTGTAACTCTTTGCACTACCTGCGGCACCTCCTACAAAGATAACGTCTGCCTCTACATTTAACATTAACTCTTGCTTGCCTTTCTGAGGAGCAAGTATTACATCTTCTTCCATCTAACCTCCTAAGTTACTGCCCTAAGAGAGATTACTGGAGGCTTTTGCTCTGAAGGCTCTTCATCCATAACACCGTTTTTCTTTAAAGCAGCCTCTCTCTCTTCTACAACAACAATATTGTACGTCACATCAAGAATCTTTACTGCAGCCTTAAGCTGATTACCCTCATCCTCACTTGTACGGAGTATTGAGAGAAGTTTAACTAGAGCTTCGTTTGAGTTCTTCTTAAATGCGTCTTTGATCGCTTTGTTAGACGGTATGGCTGCTTTAGCACCCTTTGGTCTTCCTCTTGGATTACCAGATTTACCTTTCTCCCACGACATAAAAACCTCCAACACAAACCAAGAAAGGAACACATCTCAGAGAGAGGTTCCTTTGATCTGTCTGTTATAAAAAGCAGGGAATATTGTTATTCTTGTATCCCTGCGAAACACCTACAAACTCTCCTGTTAGTTGGGAGATACTGGAGACAACCTTGGGAAGGTCTTCCATGAATGTCTGTAGATGGGTTGAGTAGGAACACAAACAAAGGCTGGATACCTCTTCAATATAAGCCTGTAGCTCTTTGTGCTGATTTAGGAGATGTCATCCTTACAAACCACTCTATGTGTTTTACCACCCTACTCAGTAATAGTTTACAGCATGTTTTGAATTTTACTAGAACCGTATCTGCAATTATGTCCAATAAAGGTTAAAATAGTGGTTATCTAGTGTGTTTTTGTTCTTATGGCTAACCTTTTTATAGGTGTTTGGCTTTTTGTTCTCCACCCACACAGAGGCCACTATCTTGTGAACATAGAGTCTGTCTGTCTTTATTCTGTAGTACCTATTGATGATGTTTTTTACTGCTGCCCTATACTTAGTAAACTCTACTCCTCTATACGTTATTTTACATTTTAGGAGTGGTGTCCCATAGTTTGTGATATATAGATTCTTTGAGTAGTGTTTGAAATCTTCACCGTCTTCAAGAGAATACTCATCATCAAACCAGCCAGTGTCGAAGAATGCCTCTTTTATAAAGAGTTCCTTAATAGGTTTTAGATCTATATTTTTCTCTCTTATTCTTGAGTAGCACCAAGTCAACCCAACACCCGCAGAGAGAAAGAGACTCTTAAGAGCTTTGTGGTCACTCCTTGCAGCATAAAGAAGAAGTGAGTCTGAACTCTCGAATATTGCCCTAGCTGACGCCAGATTAGGCCAGCCACACTCCGTACTCTGTTCACTCATACTCAACCCTACATGGAGGTGTTACGCCTGTTAGAGCGGCTTTAAGTGTAAAGGGGTGGTCCCCTTCGTATGTGTAAACCTCGCACCCTCTGAAAAAACAACGGTAACATAAGCCCTCTGTTAAAGAGTCTATTGTCTCTGTTGCCTCTTCTATCTGTTTATTACATGCCTTACATCTCATATTGTCCTCTTGTTTATTTTTATTGTTATTAGTGGAGTCATAAAGAAAAAGGCAGGATGTCGTCTTTCACTCTACTGCCCCTCTCTCCATCCGCAGTATCACTAAAGTAATCTAGTGCTCTTTGTATGTTTGGGTTGTCGAATATCTGTTGATCGTACGCTATTGCCCCTATCACTTGATATGCTTCAGCAGCAGCACCTCTGCTAAAGTCTTCAGCCTCAACTACAGCGTTATTGCGCTCAACCTTTAGCTGACTAATAGCTGCAAGCAAAGAGGCGCTAGTCAGCCTTTTAGGCACTAACTCTGTGGGAAGTCTTCGAGCTATTTGGTCTAAACTTATCATTTACTTTCTCCGGAGTTAGAAGTTTTTTTTTTTTAAATCTACCTCATTCAACCCGCTTATCGCGTTAACGATCTCGGAGTCATAAAGCCGGATGTCTTCCGCTGCTAATTTCTTGCAAATCAATCTAATCAGTTCTTCTCCATCTACCATACTAAGCCTCACAATTAAAATATAACATAGCACTGAAAACCTGACTTCGCTGGCGCTTGCCGTTTAGCACAATAATTAGTGTGATTAGTCCCCTTGCCATAACGCGTTCGGGTTCCACAGGGATGCTGCTATGAGCTTGTTGACAAACTTAAGAGCACCATCAAAACTTCCCCATCCATTATCAGGCTCCATTTCTCTTAATTTTCCAGCGTTATCTTCCATATGCTCCCTCAACTCTCTAAGCACTGGCACTGCTTCCTCTCCAGATAACCCGTAATGCTCTCTAATTCCTTTATCTGGGTAGCAGTCGTACCACATTTCAGAAACATTATATGTGTAGTTAAAATCTTCACTTCCTATATCCATATCATAGCTCATAAAACCTCCTACATCTTCACGTTAAAAATACTTTACAACTACAAGATTTACACATTTTAATATTTCTACTACTCTCAAGACTCAAACCCTTCACTTTCCCAGGTTTGCGCATTTCGTTTTTACTTTGCACCATTAAACATTTATAGCATATATATAACTTTTCAATCATGCCCTCCACCCGTCCATAACGACTGTAGCTTGCCTTTAAGTTAAGTGAGTTTTCATAGTAGCTGTTTAAGTATACTACGAGTATAGCAGGTACTAGCACTCTCTAAAAGGCTTCTTTCTTGATTATTTTGTAACTTACTGAACATAGTTGGGCTTTAGGGTGCTAGTGTTTTTAAAAACATAGTGTAAACTATTACTGAGTGGGTAGAAATACTCTCTTCTTTGTAAGAAGTGTATCCTTCTATAAAATGATAACCCTTTGGGTGGGTTAAGATACGAAGTAGCCTAGTAAGTAGTTAAGCACTTCTCCAGCTTATAGTAGAAGATAAGAGGGAGTGAGGCGGGGGTGCCGACAGAGGGTTATGCTCTCTGTTCCCTGACAGCCAAGAAGAGATGGTGTAAGAGTGTCCTGAACCTATCATGGATGCTCTTCTAAACGTGAGCTATGGTGTGAATGTGTCTGGATAAGACATGTTCTTATAAGAGGGTAATCCTCTTTGCCTGTTCCCCTTGGGGAGGACGGAGACTAACTCTAAAACTAGCACGATAAGTTAACTACTCTACTATCAATAGGGAATACAGAATTACATTAAGTGATTCTAATAAGTGTTACATACTTCTTTATGTTGTGTATTATTGGTTAGTTGATGATACACTTCTTATTATGTATTACTTAGTAATGATAAGGGATGCACTATAGCCTACACTGAGCCTATAGGACACCTTATATCTTAATTGATACTGTGGGTGAAAGGAAAGTAGAGCACTAAACAGCTTGCTATGTGTAAACTCTCTTGCTATAATACTGGTATTGATTTTAGACAACCAAAAAGCAATTTAAGCTTCGTAGAGCGAATCCGAATTAAATTGATTATTATATGCCGGAGGAGGCAAAAAAATGTTGACCGTAGCAATCTTAATAAATGGACAACCGATTATGGCTAGAAGCGCCGTAAACACGGGGAAAAAACTTGGTAATGGATGCACAGTTTACTCTGTTGATGACGGTAGAAAAGTACACCATCACGAAGATAGTGGCGTGGTTAAACTTGCCCAAGAACTACTAAAAACAATTAAAGAGCAAGGCACCTAACGTTGTTTTTAACTATAAAGAAGGGCTAAATTATGACTGAGTTAAGCAAGCTAAGTAACTATTACGACAATTTGGAATTGAAAGAGGAAGACGGAACCTACTATTTGGGCACGCCTTCATACGACAGGACGCACTGGCAGAAAATACCAGAATATTTATATTTGGCTATAGTGAAGTTTGAAAACGATAGCGAATATACCGACACATAACGTAAGGCTAATGTGCGCAGCTTGTCTGCGTCACAATTAAGCTTCTTGTTAGAAATAATTTTAATGGAGATAGTTTTATGAGTGAAGAAAAGATGTACTGGTACGACCCCTACACAGGTTACATAGTCCCTGATCAACAGAGACAAGAGAGGGCCGCTGGAACCAGCCCTCTAGCCACCCCTGCAATTATTCAGAGAGCTTTAGAGTATGAACACCTAACAGCCCCTGAAATTTTCATTAGACTGAAGGCATCTCTTAACGAGACAATACCTTTGATTGGTAAGGACACATTCCAAGACATCATGCAAGGGCTGCGTCCCTGTAAGCGTAAAAGTATTTAAGTGTTTCTGGTATAGGGTGTATTTGGTTTACCTCTTCAAATATTTTTTGGTAGTTGGCTAAACCATCTCTGACATGATCGTTTAACCCTTCGTGCCATGCACTCCCTAGTTGATCCCACTTTGAATCAACTAGGTTCACTTCTTTACAAGAAAATGCAGAAGCACTACTAGCGATCTCGTAGTGGAATGTGTCTTGTATTTTCTTGAACAAGATTTCAGTAGCCATGTTTAGAACCTCCTAGGTTCTTGGTTTTCTAAGTTAGTATTTCAATGTAAACGGAGAGAAGTACATGCTAATAAACGAACTTTTTGAAAAACTCCAAATTATAGACATACATCTAAGCTCTGACCTAAAAACTCGGCTTTATGGACAAATTATTTGTCTTGCAGAGTTTGAACTTGCTCTTTCAAAGAAAGGATTTCAGAGTGCAAAGATGAAAGAGTACGAATTAACCCTTCTGCTAGATTCTTCTCGTACTCAGTAGTTTCTGCTGCTGTCTGGATGGAAGATAGTTTGCTAATACCTTCTGCAAATAGTTGGTTAGGTGACATATTTAGAACCTCCTCGGTTCTTAGTTATTAAGGTTAATCGTATATTATAAGGGAATAGTTTTATGTGTATAGAAGATACGGCACAGGAGAAAACTGCCCAGGTGCTTGAGCAGTTCCTAAACAGCAGTTTACTCACTTGTTGTGGTAAGACTGGCAGCGAGTTCATAAGCAATCATCTCGATTTGCTCTTTACTCTCAGTGGGACTAAGTTCCTTGTCGATTTTACAGACGGGGCATTTAAAGTGGAGCCGCAGACCGTTTGAGTTGTATATAGTCAGTGCGCCACTCTTACAACCTTCTGTTAGGCAGAAGCCTTTATCCTAGTGGTTACTGACTAGATTTACTGAGGACATGAGAACCTCCTAGGTTCTTGGTTACTGTTTATAATAATTTTAAATTAGAAGGATGTATAAAATGGCTACAATTACTTTAGTTTACCCAGATGTAGAGCACTTAAAGTTATACCCTAAAGCTATCTTTAAGTGTTATCCGAGTGCTGTAGATTATGCGCAGAGAAACAAGAAAGGCACTTCTCATACATTGTATGAAATACAAGAAGTGCCTACAGACTACTTTAGTTTGAAACGATCTGATTTGGGGGACAAGAAATGTGAATCAGTGTCTGGCATGACTTACAACTAACTAATTCGTACATTCCACTAGCACCAACTGTATGAGGGTCTAGTGTAGTATTGAACCCATTAGCCTCAAGACAATGAGGACACTTAGGATAATATCCTATCTGAGATTGAACGCCTTCCATTTTTAACTCCTTAATTGGTGCATTGGTTGGTTTGGTTATTATTTATAACACCGGATTCAGCTGCGCGCCCAGCGCGTCCGCTGGAATTAATTGTTAGATTGCAGTAACTACGGAGTGCATACCATGATTGGTTGGCTATATAGGATAGTTGTTGGGAATTTTTCAGATCATGAGCACAAGTGGATAATAATTAACAAGGTAACTATACAATCTTCAGACGGTAACGAATATATTGAATATCATCTGCAGTGCGAAATTTGTGGAAACGTAAAAAGTAAAGATCTCGCGTAGCAATATAACGCCTGCATAACCAGCGGCGCTCTGCGCCGTCTGAGTTAATGCAATTGTTAGGTGCAAGTTCAGACAGGAGGATTTATGGTTGAGATACATTGGTTTTGGGTTGGGATAGTTTTTGTTGTTGGCCTGACTGCTGGTCGCTACCAAGAAAAGTGGGTACAGAAGCAACTAAGCCCAAAATACCCGCAACAATGAGTGCTGCCACAACAGGGTGTTCGGTAATTTTTAATACCACCTTACTTATTGGTGTTTTTGGAGGATGGAGAAGTAAGTCACCTTTCTCGGTGACATATACATCAACGACAGACCATGAAGGTATTCCATCTGCCCCTACCTCTAAACCGCAATCAGGTGTATTTGCAGATGCAATTAAATCTTCAGACTCTAGTCGCAAATAAGAGGATATAAAATACTTACTACGGATGTCGTAGTTAGAGGTTACGTTATTTATATTAACGTAGGGTGTGCTTATGTTTTTTAATTCTCTAAGTATATCTAGTGCAAAAGCGTCCACAGTGTTTCCTTACTCTAGTATTGAGGCACCTAACGCCTGCATAACCTGCGGCGCATAGCGCCGTCTGAGTTGATGCACTTGTTATATTTGTATGTAAGGGGTTAGCAGATGTCTCAAGAGCCAAGCCAAAGTGATACCAACAACACTAAGGAAGATAATACCTATTGGTTTTTGATACCAGTGACTTTGTTTATCGCTGCTCTTATTGGCTTTATTTAGTGAAGTTTGAAGAAGATTTACAGCTTCTTGTGCTTTAGGGGGACAGCCGTTGACATGGTTGATAGTTTGAGACTTAAAATTTAGAAAGTAGGTTAAGAGTTCTGTTTTATCTGCTTCAGGTAAATTAGTATCAAAAGCCTTTGATAAATTTTCCTTGTAGGTGTTCATAGAGTCGTCTGTTTTTATCATTAGATGAATACCTCAAATACTTACAAGACTTAAGAATATAACACTGGACTATACAGACTACGCAAGGTCGTAGGAGTAAAATCAATGGCTTATAGGGTAACAGCAAAAAGGAAGAAGATCTGGTCTCAACGTGCCAACATCAAAAAAGCGATGCTGAGAATGGAAACGGCTGCACTAGAATCTGGGAAAGTTGACACATCTCTGAGAATAACAGTTGAGCGCATCGGTACAGGAGAGACGGCCATTTTTGAATGCTCGGAGGGCGACAGGATTGACAACTACTGCGTATATTGCAACGGCAAATATCAAGGTGTCCAGAGCATTACGACAATCACGAACAATCTAAGAAAGGCGCTACCGTCTTTTGGTGTCGCGTAAACTAAAGGAGTACTATGGGAACTAATATTGAACTTCAGCCTACATCTCAAAACATCTGGGAGCAGAAATATAAACTGTATGACAATGAAGGAGGAGAGGTTGATAAAACTGTTGAAGACTCTTTCAAAAGAGTAGCAAAAAGTCTCTCTGCTTGTGAAGAAGATTCTGCTCACTGGTACAAAGAATTTCTCTGGGCTTTAAAGAGCGGGGCTACACCAGCGGGAAGGATACTAGCGAACGCTGGAGCAGAGGAGTATAAGCCTTCTGCAAGCTTGGTAAATTGTACTACTGGAAAAATCGTGGAAGATTCTGTGGAAGGAATCATGCAATCAAACAGTCAAGCCGCTATAACACTCTCTTCTGGAGCAGGCATTGGCTATGAGATGTCTACGATTAGGCCAAGTGGTGCTTTAGTCTCTGGAGTAGGTGCTTACACAACAGGCCCCCTACCTTTTATGGACATCTTTGATAAGATGTGCTTCACTATCAGCTCTGCTGGGGGAAGACGTGGTGCGCAGATTGCGACATTTGCAATATGGCATCCTGATGTCGAAGCATTCATTACTGCTAAGAAAGAGACTGGAAGGTTTAGACAATTCAACCTCTCTGTCTTGATTACAGATGACTTCATTGAGGCAGTGAAAGAGGATAAAGATTGGAAGCTGTTCTTCCCTGCATCTAAAGCAGAGAAGGGCGACAAGAGTTTAGAGTTTGTATGGAAAGATATGTTCTGGGAGGAAACCTATTGTGGGGAAGCAGGTTATACAGTAAAGGATAACAAGATCCTCTGCAAGGTTTATAAGACTGTGAGAGCAAAAGACATTTGGGAAACATTAATGCGTACTGCATATGATTATGCAGAACCTGGGTTCCTTCTTATAGATAAAGCCAACAGAGAGAACAACAATTACTTCTGCGAAAGGCTTCGGGCGTGTAATCCATGTGTGACAGCAGATACTTGGGTGCAAACAAATAAAGGAGCTAGACAAGTTAGTGATTTAATTGGTAAACCTTTTATTGCACAAGTTGATGGGGTATCTTATGCTTCAGGAAAAGAAGGTTTCTTTAAGACTACAACAAAAGCTGTTGTAAACTTACAGACAAAAGAAGGTTATAAGTTACGCCTGACACCAAACCATCGTGTCAGGCGTAGGGTGGGTTCTAGTCGTTATGACACTGAAACAGAGTGGTGTGAGGCCTCTAATCTGAAAGTTGGTGATTGTGTTTTACTTAATAAGCACAAAGAGCAGGAACAATGGCAAGGTGAGTACACTGAAGAACAAGGTTATTTACTAGGCCTGCTGATAGGAGACGGGACTTTGAAGCAGGATGCAGCTGTTCTCTCTGTGTGGAAGCAAGTTGCAACAGCTAATGATGGTGTTAATGCTGTGATGGTTGAAGCGTTGAGAGCAGCAAAGACACTGCCTCACAGGAGTGACTTTAAAGGTTGGTCAGAGGTTACAGGACGTAATGAATATCGCTTAAGTCTTTCAGCTATTTATAAACTTGCGCGGGAAGTTGGTATGCAAGCTGGAGATAAAGTTATCTCTCCTAAGATTGAAAAAGCCTCTAGTGAATTCTATAAGGGTTTTTTACGAGGCTTTTTTGACACTGATGGCTCTGTACAAGGTACACAGGAAAAAGGCGTAAGTGTGCGTCTATCTCAATCGGACTTACCTAGGCTTGAAGCGGTGCAACGTATGTTATTACGTCTAGGCATTGTATCAACTATCTATAAAAATCGCCGTCCAGCAGGTACAAGGATGTTACCTAACGGAAGAGGTGGAGTAAGTGAGTATAAGACTAAAGCAAATCACGAGCTAGTTGTTAGTGGTGAAAATTTAACACAGTTCAAGGACAAGGTTGGTTTTATAGATACAAGAAAAGCCACACGCCTACAGCAAGCTCTGGCAAGCTATAAACGTAAACTAAATCGTGAATGTTTCTTTGCCAGAGTAGAAGAGGTTACAGAAGAGGGTGTTGAGGCTGTGTATGATGTTCAGATAACAGGAATAAACACCTTTGATGCAAATGGACTACATGCACATAACTGTGGTGAACAAATTCTCCCCCCACACGGGAGCTGCCTACTTGGATCAATAAATCTGACTAAGTTTGTACTAAACCCCTTCACTGAAGAAGCTTCTTTTGACTGGGACACATACAACAAAGTAATAGCCATCTTTACTCGTATGCTAGATAATGTGGTAGAACTTAATGGCCTTCCACTAGAAGAACAAAGAGCAGAGATATTATCTAAGCGTAGACATGGTATGGGGTATCTAGGCTTAGGCTCTTGTCTCTCTCTACTAGGTATAAACTATGGCTCTGAGGAGGCCATATCCTTCACAGGAGAGGTTACTAAGGTGTTAGCACTGGGTAGCTATAGGGAAGGCGTAAAACTCGCTAAGGCGAAGGGTATGGCCCCTTTATTGGCTGAGAGTGATAACCTGTCTCTGTGGTGTAAGGGTGTTTTCATGCAGAGGGTTATAAAAGCAGACGAGGCAGAGGGTGGTTCTCTAGGTGAAGATTTGAAGAAGTATGGGTGTAGGTTCACTCACGCGAATAGTGTGGCCCCGACTGGAACTCTATCTCTTAGTGTTGGGAATAACTGTTCAGCGGGAATAGAGCAATCTTTCGCACACAAATACACAAGGAATGTGATTGTACAAGGGAAGAAGTCTAAAGAGGCCGTTGAAGTTTGTAGTTATGAGCTTCTTGTGGCAAGGTCTCTAGGTAAGGAAGAAGAGGTGGTCTTTCAAGACGCTACAGATATTACTCCAGAGCAACATATAGCTATGCAAGCTGCTGCACAAACATGGATAGATTCATCAATATCGAAAACAATACAAATACCTACAGAAGCCCCTTTTGATGAGTTTAGAGATGTGTTCCTTAAAGCTTATGATGCTGGCTTGAAGGGGGTCACATGCTTTAGATTTAACCCAGAAGTATTCCAAGGAGTGTTGGTGAAAGATGAAGATTTAAAAAAGACGTTGTATGAGTTTAAGACAGAAGATGGAAATAACCATAGCATTACTGGAGACACTGTGGTAGAATATGATGGTGAAATACACACAGCAGCAAACCTTTATGATGCAATTAAAGAAGGTTATTATGGTAATCTAGGGTAGGTTGTGTTACTATGGTTAGTGGGGACACACTGAGAGGGAGTAATCCCCACTAACGTAAGGCTAATGTGCGCAGCTTGTCTGCGTCACAATTAAACTTCTTGTTAGAAATAATTTTAGAGGAAAGAAATTATGAATAAGACATACTACGGTGTTGTGCCGCGCACAAAAGTACTTTGCAACCCAGAGGCTATATTCTCTTGCCCTGATGAGGCAGCAAACTATGTTGCCAGTAAGGGGCAAACTTATGCAGAGACTGCACAAGTTTGGGTTGCAAAGTTACCACTTGCTAGTTTACTGGAGGGCGTTACTGCTCCACGTGAGTTGGTAAAACTCCCGCTATGGTGGAACATACCTTGCAGCAAACAAACTGGATAGTGTTGTCGTAAATATCAACTAAATGTTCATCACGTACAACTACAAAAGCAGTTGATTGGCAGTTTTGTGCTGGGCATTTAGGTATCACTTGTTGTGTTGACATACTTAGAACCTCCTAGGTTCTTGGTTATTATTTATAACGTCTGAATAACCAGCGGCGCTCTGCGCCGTCTGAGTTGATGCACTTGTTATAATTGGTCTATTATATGCCTAACTAAAACTGTTAAGGCAGACTAATGGGTAATAACGGATACGATAGTCGGATCCTTGCAGGAGTTATTGTTGCTGGAATAACTGCTGTGACGGGTTTGGTGTGGGGGTTTTGTATGAGATATTGGTATAGGAAGAAGCTGTTTGAGTTGTGCTCACGGATAAAAGAGGGACACAGAGAAAGTGTGAATGTACTTACTACTAATTTTGAGAAAGCCTTATATGTGCGGAGCATGTATTGTGACGGGTCTACGCCAAACGAGGGTATTAGCTTTACCTACCCCAAACCGTTTCCTATTACAGATATAGACGACTACTACAATAAAAGTAACTTGTGCTTAAATGAAAGCACAAAACAGGCTTTTGGTGCTGTAATTACTTTGATTGAGGGGATGGGGCTTAGGAAGGCTACTGCTGATTCCGCATTTAGGAATAAGAAGTGGAATGAGTTCAAGTGTGCGTACAGACAGTACATGAAGGATTGGATTTATTGTTATAGTCAGTTATCAAAACTCTCTGTAAGTAAGAATAAGTACGTGCCTCTAAATAAAGATGTTACTGACTTTAATTCAAACCTAGCTAAGAAGTTGGGGATAGAGTTGGACGAGGGTGCTGCCCTTAGGGACTATCATAAGAGAGTTGGGACTAAGTTCACAGACACTGGTGATGTGTTGAGTTGAGAGTTATAACGTAGCCATAAACCGCAGCTACGCTGTCGGATTTAATGGCCTTGTTATGTTCGTTTATATATTAATTGGTGGGGTGCTTACAGGTGAAAGATTATTACTACTTACAGCAGTTGATTTTTCTTG